TCAGGCTTCGTCCTCTGAATTGGGATCGTCAACGTCCTCGATTCCGTCGAGATCGCCGAGATCGATGAAGGCCATGCCGGCGCCGGCGAGCTTCCGCCGGTTTGCCTTGCGCGTGTAGAGGGCGGCCTGCTTAGGGCTCTCCCAACCAAAGATCGCCATCAGCTGATGCTCGGTCGCGCCATTGTCAGCGGCGATTGTCGCGCCTGCCTTGCGTAGGCCGTGAGCCGAGCATTGCGGCAGGCCTGCCTGATCGCACCAGTCCCGCATCTTGTTGCCGAAGCCGTTCCCGGTGAACGGTCGATCGTACTCGGTGACCAGGAAGGTCAAGTTTCCGGCAGGGGAGTGGTCGACGATGTGGCGAAGCGCCGGCAGCACCGGAAGCTGCCGTGCCTTCGGCTTGCGTCGGCCGTGCTTCTTCTCGGTGAAATGCAGCCAGCCGTCGCGGATCATCTGCCGGCCGAGCAGCACGACATCGGAGCGGCGCACGCCGGTGAAGAGGAGAAGCCCGAGCGCGAGGTGGGCTTTGGTGCCGAGCGGGTGACGCTTCGCAAAGGCGCGGACCTCCTCGATCGTCCAGGTGTGGAAGCCGTCGCCCTCGGTCTCGAAGAGCTTGATATCGCGCGCGAGGTTGACCTTGACGATCTGGACGTTGGGGGCCACCGCCCATTTGAAGACTTGGCGTAGTGCCTTGACGCGGTTGTTGCCGGCACCGGGCAGATCGAGCTTGCGATCGCGCAGCACATAGAGCGCCTTCAGGCTCAGATATTCGAGCGGCATGTTGGCGAAGGTGTCGGACGAGTCCGGCGCGATCGGCTCGTCATAGGTCGCCTCGAGGATCTGCTTGCGCGTCTTTCTGGTCTGAAGGTCGTTGCGCAAATAGTCGGCGCATTCAGCCATGTAGCGGGCGCAGAGCCAGCGGTAAGTCCCAGGCTTGGGCAAGGTGACGGTCGAGTTCGAGGCAATCCCGGCAGCTTGTTCCGGTGTCGGCTCCCGCTTCAGGGTGTCTAGCGCGGCCGCAGCGTCATAGGCATCCCGGAAGGCTTTGGTCCCCGGCTGCTCACGAATACGGACCTTGCTATGGCCCTTGCCGCGCCAGAAATAGATGCGGACGTTGCCGTGGCGGTCCAGGTCCTCATAGACGTAAGGCAGATCGATCTGCACCCTGCTCACCGCGATTTAGACCGCGACCTTCTTCCAGCGCTCGGCGTCGGCGCCCTCGCTTTCCGCGGCATCCTGTTCGGGCAGGGCATCGAAGGCAAGATCGAGCTTCCGCACGTCCCATACGACCCGGGCATCAATCTGTTTCGGTTTCGGCATGCGGCCGTCCTCGACCATCTGGTCGAACTTGGTCGCCGACACACAGATATAGGCTGCGGCCTGCAGTCGATCGAGCCCACGGGGAGGCAGAGAGGCGGGAAGCACCTCGGCGCGTCGAGCCCTTCGGCTATAGTCGACGACGGTCATAGGATGGCGGCGAAGATGGTGGCAGCGCTGCCGATGCCCAGCACGATCGCGAGGCGTCGGCTGAAGGGGTCATTGTCCTGCCTGCCGGCGACGCCGATGGCGCAGGCGATCACGAAGGACAGGCTGCCGCCGAGGATGAGCAAGTTGGCCATCAGCAGCGGCCTCCCACGGGGAAGGCGGAATGCTCGATTCCATCGAGCAGCCGACCCGCAGCCTTCTTGCCGATGCGGCCCATGACGTGGAAGCGCTCGCCGTGAAAGCCGCGCCCGCCCTCCAGGTTGAGCCAGCGCGTCCTGTCGTTGTCGGCAAAGCGACGACTGTAGTCCTGGCGCCAGTCGGGATCGTCGCGATCGCGGTCGATCTGCGGATACCAACTGCCCCATTGCTTGAAGAAAAAAGCGGTGCCGGAGGCCGCGCATTGATCGCGGATCAAGCGGGCCCAGTCGGGATGCATCGGCCGCGGACCGCTTTCGCCACCGACGATGATCCAGTCGATTTCGGAGAAATCGCCGACAATCGGCCCGAGCAGAGGTTCGCAGGAAAGGCCGACCCAGGGGATGCCGAGCTTTGCCTTGAGGGCGCGAAGTCGCGGCACGTCGCGATCGAACTCGGCCTGGTTCACGACGGTGACGATCAGGCCCGCGTGCCCCGGCCAAATCGTGCTGGCAATCGCTCCCAGCCGCTTCTCGACTGCGCTGATGCGCTTCGTAACGATCTGGATGTCGATCCGGTCGCATTGGACGATCTTTTCCCAAGCCTCGCCAAACCAGTCGAGCGGCACCTCGAGATCAAAGAGGTCCGACATGGACTGGACAAAGACGCGGCGGCGCGAGTTGGGATGAAGCTGGCCTATCTGCGCGTCTGCGGCCCACCACGCATAGTCGTTGTCGAGCCTATTGAGCAGCCTCGCTGCGCCCTTGATCTTCTTTCGCGGCGCGCCCGTCCCCCAATGGCCGGTTGAGAACCGGTCTGACAGCGTCTCGGCATAGCAGTGGTCACAGCCGGGGCCGACCTTGGTGCAGCCCCACCAGAAGTTGACGGTCGCGTCAGTCCATTCGATTGCGGTGCCGTCAGCCATCATCAAACCCTCATCGGCATAAGCACGACGAGGAGGCTGTCGCCTTCGCGCCGCTGGAAGATGGCGGGGGCGCCCGGCTCGGCGAGCTTCATCTGGACGGTGTCGCCGGCGAGCACGCCGACGATGTCGAGCAGGTAGCGGGCGTTGAAGCCGATCTCGATCGGCGGGCCGTCGTAGTCGGGCTCCAGCTCCTCGGTGGCGGCGCCGGCGTCGGGATTGGTGACCGAGAGGGTCAGACCGGCCTCGCCGAGGGCGAGCTTCACGGCGCGGCCGCGCTCGCTGGAGATGGTGGCGACACGGTCGATCGCGGCCTTGAAGGCTGCGGCATCGAGCATCGCGATCTTGTCGTTGCCGCTCGGAATGACGCGCTGGTAATCCGGGAAGGTGCCGTCGATCAGCTTCGAGGTCAGCGTCGCCGCGCCGAGCGTGGCGCGGATCTTGGTTTGCGACAGCTCGAGCGTGATCTCGCCATCCTGGTCCTTGGTCATGCGCGCGAGCTCGGCCACCGTCTTGCGCGGGATGATGATGGCGGGCATGCCGGCCGCGCCCTCGGGCAGGGGCATTTCCATGCGGGAGAGGCGGTGGCCATCGGTGGCGACGGCGCGCAGCTTCGCCTCTCCCCCGCTCTCATGGGCGTGCATGTGGATGCCGTTGAGGTAATAGCGCGTCTCCTCGGTCGAGATCGCGAAATCGACCTGGTCGAGCGTTGCGGCGAGATCCTTCGCCGGCAGGGAGAAGCGGTGGGTGAACTCGCCGATGGTGATGTCGGGGAAATCAGATTCTGGCAGGGTCTGGACGGTGAAACGCGAGCGGCCGGAGCGCAGGGTGAGCCCCTTGTCGTCGGCGCCGTCCAGCGTGATCGAGGCCGAGGCCGGGAGCTTGCGGACGATGTCGGACAGGGTGTGTGCCGGCAGTGTGGTGCAGCCCGGCTCCGCAACCTCGCAGGCGAGGCTGGTTTCGGCCTGGATGTCGAGATCGGTGGCGCGCAGGGTCAGCCGATCGCCCTCGGCGCGCAGCAGGATGTTCGACAGGATCGGGATGGTGTTGCGGCGCTCGACCACGCGGCTGAGCGCGGCGAGGGCCGGGGCGAGCGTGTCGCGCTGGACGGTGATCTTCACGGGATGCGTTCCGCTTCAAGGGAAAAGGGGCGGGGCCGAAGCCCCGCCAGTGCTGGGAGCTGGTCAGGCCTCCGGGGAGCCTTCGAAGGTCGGCGTGCCCGTGCGATCGGCGACGGTGGACAGATCGTCGCGCACGCGCTCGGTGACGTGCAGGTCGGGCCGATACATCTGGTAGAACCACCGGATCTTGCCGCCGGCCGGGCGGTACCGGAGGCGCACCGGGATGGTGATCTTCTCGCCCATAAAGAAGGGCGCGATGTTGAGCATGAACAGGCCGGGCACCTTGAGCGGCTGGCCATTGCTGTCGCTGTGGCGTTCCTCGAAAGCGATCTGAGCCTCGCCCGTCGTCAGGTTCACGACATTCTTGACCGCGCTGTCGACATTGACCTGCAGGCCGCGCGACAGCTGGATCAGCTGCGCTGGCGTCGCGATCTTGGTGTCGAAGTCGCGCTCCAGATTGATGCGCTCGTGATCGTTCGGCGCAGTCAGGTCGGCGATACGATCCTCGAGGAATGAGGCGAAGGCGCCCTGTTCCATCGGCTCGCCATTCTGCTCAACCCAGGCCTTCCACTCCTCCGAAAGCGGGAAGTCATAGCGGATGCGATGCTTCAGATTGTCGGCCGCGCCGCCGCTCACCTTGTCGTGGTAGTCGATGACGGCGGTAAAGCCGGGCTTTTTCCAACTCGTGTCCGCGAACACGGCCGAGTGCTCGGTCTTGTGCCGGTTGAGTAGATCAACGAACGATTCGAGCGTGAGCGCCGTCGCCGTCCCGCGCTTGCTGGCCGGTTTGGTTCGGAAGGCCTCGACCAGGTCCCGGGCGGGCGTGAGAGTTCCGTTGCGGGCGTCGACGATTGCCGGGATGGCTCTTGGAACACCGGCGCCGAGATCCGGCAATTCGACGATCGTCGGTAGGGAGAAGAGGCTCTTCTTCGTCAGGTCGACAATCGCCGCGATGCCGCGCTCGGAATTGGGAATAGCCCCCTCGAAGAATGTTTCGAGGGTCGCTGTGACGGGTTCTGAGGTTTTGGCGGTGGCCACTGCGGGCTCCTGTGCTGGTGGTTGAGAGGGGCGCGATCAGGCGTTGGTGCCGACGACGCCGCGCGGGCCGTCGAACATGTTCGTCTGCTGCGGGTGTTCGGTGCTCAGCGATCCGTCATCGAGCACCCAGAAGAAGGACGAGCCGCGCACGGGCTTGGGCCGCTTGGACTGCACGTCGGCGGTGATGGTGGCGGACCCGCCCTCGACCTCGATCGCGAGCGTTAAGGTGACCGTGCCCTTTGCCTTCGCCTTGGGCCGACCGCCGCACTGCGCCTTGAGATCGGCGAGCGTCTCGGTCAGCTCCTTCGAGACGGCGGCGATTGCCTCGCCATCCTCCAGTGAGCCGATGATGGTCTGCGCATCGCGGATGCGTTTCATGGGTGGTCAGGCCTCCTAGAGAGCGCGGCGTGGCGCGGCTTGGGGGGAAGTGGCAGCGGAGAAGCGCTCGTCGAAAGCTTTCAGGCAGTGATCAGCCCAGTCGGTGGCAACCATCGCGCTCAAGCAGCTGTTTGAGGTGGCCACGGCGACCCATGCCGCGAGCCAGACCTGCGTCCGGTCGAGCGCCTCGCCCTTCTTTGGGGTGACATCCATCGTCAGGCCTCCACCGGCTGGCGCGCGGCTGGGCGCGGCGCGGGTTTCGGGGAAGAGGGAGAGGCACCGAAGCGCTCCGGAAGGTACCGGCGCAGGCGCTCGCGGAATTCATCCGCCGTGTCGGGCCAAGGCCAGACCTTGAGCTTGCCGGACAGGCGCAGCGGCTCGGCCTGCTCGATCGAGGGGTGCCAGAGCCGGGTGCCGCGGCCGAGGAAATGGTTCCGCTCGGTCGCGAGCATCCGCAGGTCGTAAGCGCGGACGATGTCTCGGAACGCGGCCGGGCAGCCGCTCGTGCCGAGGCCGGCAGCCTGGTAGATCGCCACGTCGACACTCTGCTTCAGCCTGCGATTGACCTCGCGGACGATGCGTCCGGCGCCGGCGCAATCCTGCTCGGCCAGGGCCGCCTCGGCCTCGGCGATCGGGGTCGCCTTGTCGTTCAGCACGTATTCGTGCGCATCGTGCAGCAGGAAGCAGCCGGCGGCCTTGCGGTCGCCGGTGTCGCGAAAGACCGCGTCAGCTCCGACAACGCTGTGCTGCCCGACCGAGTACGGCCCGCTGCCGATATGGCCGGTGAAGCGCGGGATGCGCGCAAGCGCGTTCGGGATGTCGATGTCGAAATCGACCTGGCGCCAGTCGGGGGCCAGGAGCTCGAAGATCCGTCCGCTCTCAGTGGGGAGCCAAGTCACGCGCGTACCCTCCGGCCGACCAGCCAATAGCCCAGTCCGACAAGCACGATCAGGAAGCCGGCCAGGACTGTCGGCTGCAGGTGATGGTCGGCGACGCCGACGAGCAGGGCGAGGAAGGTGAGGCCGGCGAGCAGGATCACGGCCGCGAGGCAGAGCCCGGCCAGGACCGTGAACGCCTCGCCCGCGAGTGAGAGGCCTTGACGGAGCGTCGTCATCAGAGCGACCCGCCGCCGATGCCGGCCCAGGTCAGCAGGCCGAAGCAGAAGATGCCGAGTGAGGCGGCCTCGACGAATTGCCGGCCCAGCGTGTCGCGGCCGAAGGCATAGACGCCCGAGGCCTCGTCCTTCTCGCGCTCCTCATTGAAGCGGCAGAAGGCGGGCTGGCCATGGGCGCGGATCTGCTCGCTGGTCCAGCCCTTGGAGAGCAGATCGGCGAGGGAGACGACGGCATCCTCGCCGCCGTCGAAGACGAGGGCGCGGATGTCCTCGACCATGCGCTCGCCGATCGCGCCGGCGGATACCATGCGTGCGCGTTCGAACGGCCAAATATAGCCGTCCTGCGTGGCGATGCGACTTTCGAGATAGCCGCGGCCATGGCCGGCGGCGTCGGCGGGGTGCTGCTTCAAGGCGGCCTCCATCGGTTGGATGGAGAATGGATAAGTTGGATAAAACCAACTGTCAATAGGAAAGTTGGAAACATCCAATTCGGTGAGATCCGACTGGACTCTTGGTCGTGGCTGGGATGTAAATGAGAACTTAACGAGAACAAACCTGGAGCGTCGGGCGTGAGTATGGCCTGGTCAGATCATCGAGTTCCAACACCGCCGTTGTCCCAACTGACGGCGCTGGAAGTGCTGTGTGAGCCCTGCGGGCGCACTCGTCGGATGGAGGGCGACAAGGTTGGTCAGCTCGTCGAGCGGGGATATCGCAGTATCGACGATCTGGAGGGGCGCCTGGTGTGCTCTGCCTGTGCGGAGCGGCGCCGTCTAACAATCATTCCCTACTTCCGCCGGGCCGGGCAGGCCATGGACGCGTCCCGGGTCTACTCTATCGCGTGCGTGTAGGCGTACTCTTGCGTGCGCGCGGGCGATGGGTAACGTGGGGCTGGCCAAAGGCTGAGGGCATTCTGGGGGGCGGGGCATGCTGAAATACGCTTTGTGTATTGCTATTGGAATGGCAGCCGCGACAGGTGCTGTAGCCCAGTCGCAAGAACAGAAGAATGTAATGCAGCACCTTGCGGTGCTGTTTGTTGCTAACAAGTGGTGTTCGGATTATCGCGTGAGCGTCACTGCCATTAGTGCGGCCGCGGCGAAGGCTAAGGTTAACGTTGATAAAGAGCCATTCCGCACATTCTTAAACGCCGAGGTCGACAAAAGCGAAGAAGCGCTTTCAGACGCTGGGGCCAAAGCTGGTTGTGACGTTATTTATGGGCTCTACGGGCCAAAAGGGTCCGCGGTCTCTGGTCAGATTATGCGCAAGTAGTTCTGTTCCTATTGAATAGTCAGCCCCAAAGCTCCTCCATGGGGATGACTCTCAAGATGCGAGCAATCTCGTGGTGGCCGAACTCAAGGCGGCCGCGCGGGTTAAATTGTTCGACCACGATTTTCTTTGCGTCCCGGCCAACGAGCATTTTCACATAGGCCTTGCCCGCCTTGTCTTCTTCTGTCGGCTTCAGCTCGACCACGATGAAATCCTCAATCGCTGGCTTTTTGGAATCTACATAGACCCGCTCGCCATCGCGGAATTTCGGCCACATCGACAAGTTGGCGACACGTAGGGCGAATACGCCCGGCCGGTTGAGTAGACCGGGAGGCCGGACGACGCGATCAACGACGTTGCCGTTCAGCTCGAAAGCGCTCTCGTCGTCGTCGATGCTCGCTATGCCGACGCCGAGTTCCTCTACGTCTCTAACTGGCGCAGACCAGGGTGCCATTGCTGGGCCCTCCATGACCGCGTTGGGTTCCGCGACATAGGGCGCTATGGGTGCGGCCGGCTCGGCCTCGAGGCGCCCCATGGCCGACAAAATTTCTGTCGACGTGGCTCCGATGGCGATGGCCAGCTTCCCGACGTTGGCGCCCGAGACGCTTCGCTTCTTCCCGATGAGAATGTCGTTCACAAACGACCTTTCGAGGCCGCCGTCGCGAGCGGCTTCGAACGGATTCTTGCGACTGATGGCGAGCTTCGCCTCGACTAGTGATTTCAGTGTGGTCATGTTGGAAATATCCCACATGACTACCGTTGGATTCGACTTGGAAAAATCCCCTTGACGAGGTTGGATGTTTCCAACTATCTCGGAGGGTATGGAAGCCGAACTCAAAACGCACCTCCTCGCTCTGGTAGAGGCATACTCCGCCTCCCAAGGCCTCGGCGTCACTACGGTTTGGCGGCGAGCGATCAATAATCCCGCATTCCAGGATCGGCTTCGCTCCGACAAGACCATCACGCTTCGCAGCTACGACCGGGCAGTTTCGTGGTTCGACGCCAATTGGGCCGAGGGCGCAGCCTGGCCGGCTGGTGTCGTGCGTCCCTCCGTTTCCCCTCCCGCCAGGCCGCCGGTCTCCCATCCCATGCCGGTTGCCGCCCCTCCCAAAGCGGGCCCTTGCTCGGAGTCGGCCTCGGCCTGCTCCGAGCCTTTCCTTGCCGGAGCTGAGGCATGACGCGCCCGCTCTGCCTTCGCCAGTCGCCGGATCGCACTGCGCAGGCCTTCGCGGGCCTGTCGAACGCGCGCCTGGCGCCTCGATATCTCGTGATCCATGGGGTCCCTCCGCCGTGATCTGACGGGCCGACTGTCCCCCCGAACCGCGTTTTTCCCAACGAAAAAGCAATGGAGCTTTTTTCGTGAGCGATACCGCTTTGCCCGATGGGCTGATGACTCTCTTCAAGACCGGTGCCCGCGCACTGGTGTTGGCCTGTGCGGCGCCTGGGCAGACCGGGCCCCAGCGCGTGGAATCGATCACCGGCTTCAGCCAGGGCCAGATCTCGAAATGGGGCAGCGAGAACGATCCGGCGCTGATGCCCCTGCATGTCGTCGGCATCCTCGAGGCCGCGAGCGGCAAGCCGATCATGACCCGCATGCTCGCGACCCTGACCGGGCACCGGCTCGAGGCCTTGGCCGAGGGCGGCGACGCGCAAGTCGATCTGATGACCGACATCGTGCGGATCACCGGCAGCCATGCCCGCTTTCAATCCACCGCCGCCGACGCGCTCGAAGACCAGAAGCTCACGCCCGGCGAGGTGAAAGAGCTGATCAAGAGCGGCATGGCCCATATGGACCAGATGTCCGCGCTGCTGCGCCGGCTCGCGCCGTTGGCGGGGGCCTGAGATGGGGCCAGGTCAATTCAAGCCGGGCTCGCTCTCCCAGCTGGTGCTGGCGCGGATCCGCGAGGGCGGCGCCTATCCGGTGACGCGCCTGCAGCTGCGCCGCAGCTTCCCGGACCGTGACAAATTCATCGGCCGGGCGCTCGACCGGCTGATCGGCTCCAACCTGGTGCGGGAGACGCCCAAGGGCTTTCTATCGTCCGATGCGCCGCCGCAAGCGCCCTTCATCGAGCGCGCGCCGGCTGAGCCATTGTCGCCGGCGACGCGCCTCAACCTGGCCGCGATCGTCAACCTTGCGCATCGCTATCGCGGTGCCGGCATGGCCCAGCATGCGGTTTCGCTGATGGACCGGGCGTGCGCGGTGAAGAGCCTGCCGGTCCATGTCCGTGAGGATCTGCTGGCGCTGGCGGACCTCTTCCGCTGCGGCGAGCATCTCTATGGCGAAGCGCCGGCCGCGAGGGCGGCATGAGGCCACGGCGTTTCCAGATCGAGCATGCCGGCAAGCGCAAGCGCTCGGCCGCGCGCGGCATGGCCAAGCTCGGTTTCCCGGCGCTGGTGATCGCCATCGTCCTGAAAATCCGGATCGAGATCGCGCGCGAAATCGTCGCCTGCCGCAACGCGCCGGCGGCGCTGTGGAGCGCGGCCGAGCTGGCGCTTTTCCGGGAGAACGCCCGATGATGAACCTGCGCGAGATCGTCGCCGAGATCGAAGGCGCGGCCCAGCAGGAAGCGGCCGGCATCGCCATCCTGGAGACCACGCGGTTCGAGCCGGAGCTGGCGCGGACCGTGCCCTATGCGCTCGCGGCTGCGAAGCGGCGCGCCGAGGCGTTGGCTATGGCGGCGCAGCTGCTGCGTCACCCGATTTGCGCCGGGTTGCCCGGGCTGCCGGCCGGTGGGGCGCGGCCATGAGCAAAGCGCTGGCCTTCCTCGATGGGCGCGTCGTGCTGCATCCCGGCGATTGCCGCGTGGTACTGCGCGGGCTCGCCGATGCCTCGATCGATTCCGTCGTGACCGATCCGCCCTATGCGTTGGTTTCGATCGGCAAGCGTTTCGGGAAGCTGGGTTCGGCTCCGACACGCGACGGCGACGTCTATTCGCGCGCCTCGGCCGGCTTCATGGGCCAGCGCTGGGACACGGGCGAAACCGCCTTCGATATCGAGTTCTGGGCCGAGGTGCGGCGCGTGCTGAAGCCGGGCGGGCATGTCGTCGGCTTTGGAGGGACGCGGGCGCATCACCGGATGTGGCTCGCCATCGAGGAGGCCGGCTTCGAAATCCGCGATAGCCTGCTTTACCTGTTCGATCTCGACCCGATTGTCGAGGTCTTCTTCCTGTCGCTCGATCTGTGGCAGCAGCAGACCTTTCTCTACATCATGGACCAGGCCGGACCGGGCGGCATGCTGGCCTGGATCTATGGCTCCGGCTTCCCGAAGAGCCATGATGTCTCGAAGGGGATAGACAAGCAGGCGGGTGCTTCCCGCGCGGTGATTTCGGAGGGGCGTGCCGTAAAGCGCATGATTCCCGGCGCAGACCAGCACAAGCCGGGATGGGAGAAAACCAACGGCAGGGTGTTTGTGCCGACCGAAACGGCGCCTGCGACTGACCTTGCCGCACTGTGGGAAGGCTGGGGCACGGCGTTAAAGCCCGCCTGGGAGCCAATTGTCCTGGCGCGCAAGCCGCTAGCTGGCACCGTAGTCGAGACGGTGCTCGAGCACGGGACCGGGGCGCTGAATATCGACAGGTGTCGGGTTGGCAATGAGGTTCTGCCGGAGCAGCGCGCTGGACAGGCGAGACTAGGAACCTTTGAGCGCACCGGCATGGTGACGCCAGAGCGGACCGGCCGCTGGCCAGCCAATGTTCTCCACGATGGCGGCGTTGAGGTCTTGGCGGCCTTTCCAGATGCTGCCGGCCAACTACGCAGCGTGACGGGCGCCGAGAGGGCTAAGCGCACCGTCAATGCCTTCGGTGACTTTGCAGGAACACACCACGGTGCCGAGCCTCGCGCCGATTCCGGATCGGCTGCGCGGTTCTTCTACAGCGCCAAGGCGGATGCCGACGACCGGCTCGGCTCGAAACATCCGACGGTCAAACCCATCGACCTGATGCAGTGGCTCTGCCGGATGGTGACGCCCCCCGGGGGAACGGTGCTCGACCCGTTTGCGGGCACCGGCACGACAGGGGAGGCCGCATTTCGCGAGGGATTCCGCGCTCTACTGATCGAGCGTGAAGCGCAGTTTCAAGCCGATATCGCCCGGCGCATGGAGCTGGCGCTCGCCGGCCCGGTGACGCGGAAAGCGGCAAGCATCAAGGCGCGGGGCAAGGGCGGGAGGAGCGCGGCCGGCGGACTTTTTGACCAGCTGGCAACCGAGCAGAGCGCCGCCGCGCTCGACGCGGCGGAGTAGCGCGACTTGATCCGCTATCTCTCTGTCTGTTCTGGCATCGAGGCCTTCACAGTAGCGACCGAGGGGCTTGGCTTCGCGGCCGCGGCGTTCTCCGAGATCGATCGCTTCGCCTCGGCAGTGCTGGCGGAGCGCTTCGGCTCGAACATGCCGGGCGAGCCGCTCCCCAAGAATGCGCCGCCGAATATCGGCGACTTCACGCGCCTCCTCGATGACGCGGACCTGCGCGCCTCGCTCGGGCGCATCGATCTTCTGGTCGGCGGCACACCCTGCCAGGCCTTCAGCTTCGCGGGCAAGCGGCTCTCGCTGGCCGATGCCCGCGGCAATCTCACCCTCGCTTTCGCGGTGCTCGCCCATGAACTTGTTCGACATGGACTTCGGAACGCCGTCTGGGAGAATGTCCCCGGCGTCCTCTCCACGCCCGACAATGCCTTCGGCTGTTTCCTGGGAGCGCTTGTCGGAGCAGATGCTCCCCTCGATCTCCCGCGAGGAATCGGCCGGTGGCCGGACGCAGGCATGGTTTCCGGGCCACGGGCACGGGCGGCTTGGCGGGTTCTCGACGCTCAATATTTCGGCCTGGCCCAACGACGCGAGCGTGTGCTCCTTGTCGTCGATCTTGGAGGAGGGGCCGATCCCGCATCGGTACTATTTGAGCCCCAAAGCCTGCAGGGGAATTCTCCGCCGCGCCGAGAAAAGGGGGAAAGAGCTGCCGGCGCAACTCAAGGCGGCGCTGGAAGCCGTGGCCGCCCGCCAGGGGGGGGCAATGCATTCGGGGGTAACAACTGCGCCGGGCCAATAGAAGTCGCGACCGCTGTCAACGCCCATGGCGGGCCGATGGGGCGTATGGATTTCGAGAGCGAGACCTTCATTGCGGAGGTTGCGCAGCCGCTCGGTGCGAAGTGCGGGGGAGGCTGGCGCAACGACCTCGACAACGACACTTATGTTGCCGAAATCGCCGCGGTCCTGGATGCCAATTTCGGGAGATTGCAGGGGGCGTCCGGACAGGACGCCAATCATGGTCATTCGCATCTCGTGGCCTTCGACACGACGCAGATCACCAGTGCAGCGAACTGCTCCAACCCGCAACCTGGCGATCCCGGCCATCCACTTGCGGCGTCCGCTCATCCACCGGCCCTGGCCTATCGCGTCAGTGGAAATCATGGAGCTTGGGAAACTGGCGACAAGGTTGATGCGCTTACGACCGGGACAGATCGCACGGCCCATCTGGTCGCCTTCAGCATCATGCCGCAGAACAGCGGCAGGGACTACAAGGCCCGCGAGGTGGATATAGCCCAGCCGCTGATGGCTGGCGGTCCTGTCGGAGGTAATCAGGGCGGCGATTATGTGCTGCAGAATTGGGCCGTGCGTCGCCTTACACCCGCTGAATGCGCGCGCCTGCAGGGCTTTCCCGACCACCATTCCCGCATCGCCTGGCGCGGCAAGCCGGCTGAGCAATGCCCGGACGGGCCGCAATACAAGACCTATGGCAACTCCATGGCGACCAAGAAAATGCGCTGGCTGGCGGAGCGGCTGGCGGCGGCCCTGGCAAGCGCTACGTTATGACGGCTTCACCGACCCATGATGCGCGCGAGCGCAGCCTTTGCCAGGTAGCCGGACCGCGTCGAGCCCTCGGCCGCGGCGCTGCGGTCGATAGCGTCCAGCAGCGCCTCGTCGATGGTCACGTTGATCCGCACGGCCTTTTCCGGGACCTCGATTCGGAGCGTGACGAGCGTTCCGCCCTCGAGCTTGCCGCCGAGAGCGCGGACGATGTCGCCGGGTGTGCTCAGCAGCGGCATCGCCTCGCCATCCTCGATCATGCCCTCGATGTGGAAGCGCAGGGCCTGCTCGCCGCGCAGGATGATGTCGTTGAAGGTGTCCGCGGTCGAGATGCAGCCCGGGAAATCGGGGAAGGAGATGCCGAAGCTCTCGCCCTCCTGGTGGATCAGTCCGACGACGTGTCGCATGGTTCGTTCCTTTCCGGGCTGGGACTACCAGTCCCAGCCCGCCTGCGTGAAGATCGATTTCAATGTGCCGGTCGGTATCTCGCGGGTGCCCTGATCGATTGTGACCCGCCCCGGCCGGTCAGGCCGCTTGTACTGGACGTGATCGCCGGGGCCCTTGCGGACGATGACCCAGCCCTCGGCGCGAAGCCTCGCTTCGATATCGCGCCTCTGGTTGCTGTGCTTGCTCCGACCCATCGTCCCGCTCCGTTTGATGTGTGTATTTATACACACTACATTTCGCAAGGTCAAGCGAGAATGTGTATTCGTGTGTATGAATTTGGGGTGGCGGCGTGAACCGTCTGAGCGAGGCCCAAATCGCCGACCTAAAGGCGCGGGTCGATCTCGGCGGCCTGGCTCAGGAACTCGGCGCGCGATTGCGCCGTGCCGGCGGGAAAATCGTCGGCTCCTGTCCGATCTGCGGCGGCGGCGCGCGGGCGACGCGCTTCGAGGTGAAGGGCGAGGCCTGGGTCTGCGCGGTCTGCTGTGATGGTGGCGACGCGATCAGGCTGGTGCGGCAGGCGATCGGGCTGGATTTCGCTGGCGCGATCGAGCGGCTCGGCGGTCCGCGCGCGCTCTCGGCCGAGGAGGCGCGTGCCCTTGAGGCGAAGCGGTTGGCACGCGAAGCCAAGGAAAAGGCCGAGGCGAACGCCTATCGCGAGCGCGAGCGCGCCGCGTGTCTGCAGATATGGGGCGCCGGGCACTCGGCGAGGGAAGGTAGTCTGCTCCGTTATCTCAACGGGCGCGGCCTGATGCTTCCGAGCTCGGCGCTGGTGCGCGAAGCGCCGGCCGTGGGCTATTTCCATGGCCGCGAGGAGGACGAGCGCGGGCGAATGGCGCCGGTGCTGCTGGCGCGCACGCCGGCCATGCTGGCGCAGCTGCTCGACAATGACGGTCAGCCCTGCGGGCTACACATTACCCATTTGCGGGCCGACTGGAGCGGCAAGGCCGAGCTGCATGACCCTGAGACCGGAGAGATTCTACCCGCGAAGAAGATGCGCGGATCCAAGCAAGGCGCGCATATCCGCCTGCGTGAGCCCTCGGCTACGCAGCTGCGTCTGGCACACGAAGATGGGCGGCCGGTGCGGATGTTCATGGGCGAGGGTATCGAGACCACGCTCGCCGTGGCGAGGGCGCTTTACCGGGCAGGGCGGCTCGATCCGCTCGACATTTTCTGGGCGGCCGGCGATCTCGGCAATCTGGGCGGGCCGCATGCGGGAACGCTGGCGCATCCCAGCCTGACAACGCCGAAAGGCCGGCCGCAGCGGGTGCCCGGGCCGGAGCCTGCCGATGGGCCAGCAATACTGATCCCGCCGGCGGTGTCTGTGCTGCTGCTGCTCGGCGATGGTGATTCAGAACCCGTCCTGACCGCGCAGACGCTGGAGCGCGGCAAGCGCCGCTATGCGAGGCCGGGGCTGCAAATAGGCATCGCGATGGCACCTGACGGCCAGGATTTCGGTGATTTGGCGAAGGCAATGCCATGAGCGATGACCCTGACGATACGATCCTCGCCATTGTCGAGGGTGCCCTGGCACAGGCAGACGCCCCGCAACCCCGCAATCGAGAGGATGGCCCCGGTCGCGACGCGCGCGAGGACCAGCCGGATCGCGGCCGCGACCATGTCGACCGGCTGGAATTCGCCATGGCGCTGCTGCCGAACGACACGGATAACGGGCGCCGGCTGATCCATTGGCGCGGCGACGAGCTGATTTTCGTGCGCGATGTCGGCTGGCATGTCTGGAACGGACGGTTCTGGGACCCGATCGGCGCGGCCGAGGCGGCGCAGCGGCTGGCCCAGCGTGCCGCTCGCTGGATCGCCGCCGAAAGCCTGGTGATGCATCCGACGCCGGAGCAGCAAGAGGCGATCGATGCCGGCCGAGAAGCGCGGCGCGTGGCCGAGGATGAGCGCAGCGACGGGCAGAAGCTCGCGATCGAGGAAGGCAAGCGCGCCATCGCCGCCTGGTCGAGGCGAAGGGGCAAGAGGCGTGATTTCTCGGTCTCCTGCGGCAATGGCGCGCGCATCGCGCAGATGCTCACCCAGGCCTCGCCCCACCTTACCGTGGCGGTCGATGCGATGGATGCCGACCCCTATCTGGTGAACCTCGAGAACGGCACGCTCGTCTTCGAGCAGACGCCCGACCCCGAATGCCCGGATCCGGACGTGGTGCGGCTGATCTGGTCTGTGCGGCTGAAGCTGCACGATCGGACGGACCGACTGGCCAAGCTGATGCCTGCGATCTTCGAGCCCGGCGCGGCCTGCCCGCGCTGGCAGGCCTTTCTCGACCTGTGCCAGCCGAACAAGGCGATCCAGCGATTCCTGCAGGTGTTCTATGGCTATTCGCTGCTGGGTATCATCGGAGCGCAGAAGCTCGCCTTCCACTATGGCGAGGGTGCCAACGGCAAATCGACCTTCATCGAAGCGATCTGGCGCGCCTGCGGCTCCTATGCCGGCACGCTCAACTCCGAATCGGTGACGGGCACGCAATCGCGCGGGGCGGGGCAGGCGACGCCAGATATCGCCCAGCTGCCCGGCAAGCGGCTGGTGCGCGTCTCGGAACTGCCGCGCGGCGAAATGCTGCGCGAGGCGCTGGTGAAGCAGCTGACCGGCGGCGAGCCGATGATGGCCCGCCACAACTACGGCAATTTCTTCGAGCTCAGGCCGGTGTTCAAGGCGACCATGTCGGGCAACGACAAGCCGAGGATCGACGGCGTCGACCTCGGCATCTGGCGCCGGCTCTCCCTGGTGATCTGGGCCGAGACGATCCCGGAGGATCAGCGCCGCGAGATGGAGGTGATCCTGGCCGAATTCGCGGCCGAGCGCTCCGGCATCCTCAACTGGCTGATCGAGGGCACGCTGTCCTACCTCAATCACGGGCTGATCGAGCCGCCGGAGGTGAAGGAGGCGACCAAGGCCTACCGCGCCGACATGGACCAGGTGCAGGGCTTCATCGACGCCTGCGTGGTGCGACAGCCGCCCGTCACGCCGCCCGACGAGCCGAAGCAGCTGCCGAGCCGCATGCTCTATGAGGCTTATGAAAGCTGGTGCCTCGCCAACGCGATGAAGCCCTGGAGCGAGAAGGCCTTCAGCCAGACCATGGTGAAGAAGGGCTTCGTCAAGCACGACGGCCGAATCCGCACCTTCGAGGGCATCACGCTGCGCGACGTGCCCGAGCGGCCCGAGCCCCGCAACCCCCGTTATGGAGACGACAGGTGACGCGCAATGCTCGCACTTGCCATGTGTTTTTGCTGATCGATGTCGATGTGACCTCGCTTGCCATGCGCGTGGCGCGTCGAGGGTTGCGAGGGTCGCGCGAGGGTTTGCGGAAACCCTCGCAGGGCGAAATTGGAAGCGTACTCAATGGGATAGATGAGGGCATGCGAGGGTCGCGCGGGTTGTCGCGCCTCACATAGACATGTGGGGTTTCGGGGAAGCCCCGAACCATAATCCTCACAATGCCCATACACGTCCTAAACCCTCGCAACCCTCGCAGATGAGTAGATAAATAATTGAATTGGTTATGGATTTTGGCTCGCGAGGGTTGGTTTCAATGCTCGCAAGACCCTCGCAACCCTCGCAATCACGGAAAGGCCGGACCATGGCGGTGAAAGAGCAGATCGATATCGAGGCGCTGCTGCATCGGGCTTATGCGCAATATCGGGTTCACCGGGTGACACCGGGGAACGTGCTCGGGCTCTACGCGCCGATGCAGGGACCGTCGAGCTATGCCTCGCTGATGTCGATCCTGGAGCTCGGCACGCGGGTCGACACCAGCGGCATCGGCGCGCGGCTCGCGGGCTTGCAGACCATGGCCTCTGCGACGCCGGACGACATGCTGATCGTCCATGATCATGTGCTCGCGCTCTCGCAATGGCTGATCGAGGGGGCGGATACGGCCGAGCCGTCCGTGTGGCGGCGAGACGAGATCGCTGCGAATGGCTGGCGGATCGAGGATGCGGCGACGGGGCTCTGGCTGGTGCGGCCGGATACGAGCGGCGAGGCCGCGGACGTGTGGGCGCGGCTGACCGAGCCATATCTGGCTGCTGTCGTCATCGAGCATGCGAGCGCGGGCTCACGCCCTGACTGGCAGACCGGGCGCGAGAAGCGGAGAGGCCGGGCTACCAAGGTCGAGTTGGCCGAGGAGCGGCAGGCGAGGGCGTTCTATGCCTGCTGGCGTGCGGCGCTGGCTGTGCTGGCGGCGGAGCTGGCGTCTGTTCTGGCGAAGCACGAGCCGACCGGGCCGGCTGCGTCGGCAGAGCCCTGGAACGCGCGAGTGCTCGCCGATGTGGTGTGAGAGGGGCTTCCGGAGCCATAATTCAATGGCCCGCAACTCACTGAAATCACAAGCGTAATGCCGTTTTGACAGCGCCAAGCCTATTGACGTAGTATCTCTCACACCAAATCAGGTTCAAGAAAGCCCCGACGCCACCGCGCCGGGGCTTTCGCGTTCGGGAGGCCGACCATGTGACCCTCGACCGGCCGAGCCGGCCCGCCAGGGCGCGGGTCCTTCCTCCCCCGCCCCTCCCTGCGACGTGGAAGCGGCGCGGGATTTTTCCAGTGAAGCTGGTTTTTCAATCGGGTTGACAGGGTTGCTAGGCCGATGACGGCGGTTGCCAGCGAAGTGATGTGGACAGTGAGCCGCATCGCCGAACGCGAAGGCATCACCCGGCAAGCGATCTCGAAGCAGGTCGCGCGGCTGATCGAGCAGCATAACCTCGATGTCTCCCGCGACGGGCGGGGCAGGGTCTCCGCCGTCAACATCGTCCATTTCGACGACCTGCGGCGCCGCTTCGGCGATAGCGGCAAGGTCCATGCCGCGGTCGAGCGTCCGGCATCGCCGGAGCCTGAACCGGCTGGCGGTTCCGACGCCACGATCGACGGCGCCCGCCGCATCAAGATCATCCACGAAACCGAGATGATCCGGCTCCGCATGGCGGAGGATGCCGGCGACCTGGTCCGCATGGACCGGATCAACGACGCGACCGACCGGCTGGTCGAGGAGCTCGGCCGCATCGTCGACATGCTCCAGCATGCCGACCAGATTGCCGCTGCCTTCCAGCGCGGCGGCCTCCATGAGCTGCGCATCCTTCTCAAGCGGCTCACGGGCGAAACCCGCACGGCGATCGCTGAGAGCTTTGCCGGCCTGGCGCGCACCGCGCCGGCCAAGGACGAAGGGTTCGCGTTCGAAAGCGACGAGGAGGCCTGAAGCAGACGGAAGCGAGGCGATGGCGGAAACCGAGGTACGCTTCGCGCACCCCGGCGCCCTCCGCCTCCTTGCGTCGCGGATAGCGGTCGGCATTCGCCCGCCGAAGCCGATGCGGGTCTCCGAGTGGGTTTCGCAGAATGTCGTCCTGATCGACGGCCCCGCGAGCGGCCAGCTCTGGTCGGCTCGCGGCGCGCCCTACATGGTCGAGATCCTCGACTGCCTGTCGGAGGACAATCCCTGCAACCTCGTGACGGTGCAGAAGAGCCAGCAGTCCGGCGCCTCGATCGCGGCGCTCGCCTGGGTGCTCTACTGCTCGGATCGCGAGCCTTCGAACATGATCTTCGCGGCGCCGGCGCTCGACGCTGTCCGCCGCATGAACAGCGGCAAGCTGCAGCCGATGATCGACGCCTGGCAGCGTCGCACCGACCGCAAGCTCATCGTCGACCAGGTCTCACGCTCCGGCGCGAGCTCGACCACCTTCGAGAAGGTCTTCGCCAAGGGCGGGCGGCTCTATCTCGCCAACGCCAACTCGGTCACGGATCTCTCGTCCGTGACCACGAAGAAGGGGATCAAGGACGAGGTCTCGAAATGGTCGCTCATCCCGGGCGGCGGTGACCCCGAAAGCCTGTTTTTCGGCCGCTTTACCGCGTTTCGCGGCACCGGCGACTGGAAAATCCTCGAAATCTCGACGCCAGAGGCTGATCTCGGCGACGAAACCGGCGAGATGCCGGGACAATGCCGGATCAACCGCAGCTTCAAGGCTTCGGACCAGCGCCACTGGTTTATGGCCTGCCCGGGCTGCGGCGAGTTCTTCCGGCACCATTTCGAACGTCTTCGCATCGATTTCCAGCAGCCGGAGCGCTCGCGCTACGCCTGTGAGAACTGCGATTACGAGATCAGCGACGCCGAGCGTCGCATTCAGCTCCAGCCCGAGATGGGCGCCCATTGGCGGGCGCTCGCTCCCGGGCCCGGCCGGCATCCCGGTTTTCAGATCGACGCCTTCATCTCGCTGATGATGGGCTACGAGGCGATTGCGCGCGATTTCATCGACGCACGCAAGAAACCGGGAGGCCTTGACGACTTCACCAAGCTGACGCTTGGCCTGCCCTACAAGGTCAGGGCCGACGTTCCCGACTACAAGCGCCTGCTCGATCGCCGCGAGGCGCATCTGAGGCGCGGGCACATCCCGTCGGACGCGCTGCTGATCACCGCGGCGGCCGACGTTCAGATGCGCGGCATTTGGCTCGAGATCGTCGCCTGGACCAAGGATCGCCGCTCTTACCTGATCGACGCGATGCATATCTCGGGCGATACCGAGAGCCCGCAGGGCGCCGTATTCGAGCAGCTGCGGCGCGAGACGCTCGACCGGCGCTTCCCGGACGCCTTCGGCGGCGAGCGGCGGATCGACTGCCTCGCGGTCGATTCCGGCTATCGCGCCAACGTCGTCTATTCCTGGGTGCGGCTGAGCCAGCAGGTTCATCCGGACACCGGCCGCGACCTGATCCTCGCGATCAAGGGCGACAAGGGTTGGGGCAAGCCTCCGCTGGGCCAGCCACGGCCTCAGGATATCGACCTCAACGGCCAGAAGATCCGCCAGGGCGCCAAGCTCTGGGCGGTAGGAACCTGGCCGCTGAAGACGAGCCTCTATCTCGACCTCGCCAAGCAACGGCTCGGCGAAACGGTCGCGGAAGTGCCCCACGGCTATTGCCATTTCGGCGGCTGGGTCGACGAGCAGTATTTCCAGCAGCTCTGCGCCTCGCACCTCGAGGATATCAAGGTGCGCGGCCTGCCTGCCGGCAAGCGCTGGGTCGACCTCCGGGAGAACCACTTCCTCGACTGCCGGGTCTACAACATCGCCATGGCCGAGCATCTCGGCCTGTCGATCATGACCGACGACGAATGGGCGGCGCTCGCCCGCCACCGCGGCGTGCCGCCGGCGGCAATCGAGCAGACGCTTTTCACGCCCCGGCCCGAGCCGGAGCCTCAACCTGAACCCGAAGCGCCACCACTCTCCGCGCCCGTCGACGACTGGCTTGGCGGGCGCGGCACGAATTGGTGAGCCATGGCCTGGACGCAAGCCGATATCGACGCCCTGAAACGGGCGATCAAGACCGGCGCGCGGCGGGTCGAATACGGCTCGGGTGAGACGAAGCGCGTGGTCGATTACCGCTCGCTGGCCGAGATGAAAGAGATCCTGGCCGACATGGAAGACGAGGTCGCGGGCCCGCTCGCGCCGCAGCGCACCGCGATCACGCAATTCAGCCGCGATTGAGCCGATGAACCTTCTCGACAGCGCAATCGGCTGGATTTCGCCCGAGACGGCGCTCCGGCGCTGGCAGGCGCGACAGTTGCTCGATGCCGCGCGCGGCTATGACGCAGCTCAGAACGGCCGCCGCACAGCCTCTTTCCGTCGCGGTGAGGGCTCGGCCAACGCCACGATCTCGCGTGCCCTGCCTGTGCTGCGGGAACGCTCGCGGGAACTGGTGCGCAACACCTTCATCGGCGCGCGCGCACTCGACATCCACGCCACCCATGTCGTGTCGGCGGATCTGACCGTTCGCTTCACCGGCAAGGGGCCGGCGGTCAGGCAGGCGCAGGCGCTCTGGGATGAATGGGTGAAGGTGTGCGACATCGAGGGTGAGACCGGGTTCACCGGCCTGCTCTCGTTGCTGGTGCGCTCCTCCTACGAAGGCGGCGACGCGCTGCTGCGCATGCTCGATCGCCCGCTAGGTGACAATCAGCGACCAGTGCCGCTCGCTCTGCATGCGGGCGAGGGTGATCTGATCGATGAAGGTCGGGACACTGGTTCTCTGCTTTCGGGCGCGGCGCACGCGCGGCTCGGCGTCGAGCTCGGCGCCTTCGACGAGCGCTTAGGCTACTGGTTGCACCGGGTTGCGCCGGGCGAGCCGCAGCGCCTCGGCAACGCACTTCAGCCGTCTGTCCTGGTGCCGCGCGAGCAGGTTTGTCACCTCTATCGCCGCATCCGGCCCGGCCAGGTGCGCGGTGTACCGCTCTTCGCGCCGGTGTTGATGGCCGCGCGTGACTTCTCGGACGTGATGGACGCGCTTGTCGTCAAGGCCAGGCTCGAGGCCTCGATCGGCGCCTTCATCAAGTCGAACGACGGTGCGACTAGCATGGGGGCGGCGATCGCGGGCAAAGGGCCCGACGCTCCGACCCGTCTGGAGCAGATCCGCCCGGGCATGGTGCAGTATCTGCGCCAGGGCGAGGAGCTGCAGGCCTTCGCGCCCGCGTCGAACACCGCCTTCGAGCCGATTTCGCGCGTGACCCTAATGGGTATCGCAGTCGGCGCAGGCTTAACCTATCACCAGCTCACCGGCGACCTGTCGAACGCCAATTATTCGAGCCTCAAGGCCGGCTTGACCGATCAGCGCAAGTTCGTCGCAGACGCCCAGTGGCACATGCTGGCGCCGCAGGTCATCGACCGCGTGATCTCACGCTTCATCGACAGGGCCATCCTTGCTGGCCGTTTGCGCGATCGGTCTGGCGGCTACCCCTGCCAGGTCATCATGCCGGCCTTCGAGCCGGTCGATCCGAAAAAGGATCTCGAGGCCGATATCCTCGCGGTGCGAGCTGGCCGCATGTCTCCGCAGGACTTCCTCGGCGCCTGGGGCAAGGACTGGCGCACAGTTGTGGAAGAGTTCCGGCTCTTCTTCGCTGAGATCGACGGGTCCCAGCCACTCATCTTCGACATCGACGCCCGCCAGCGCACGCAGACAGGGGCGCAGATTACGGACGCCTCGCAAACGTCGCCCGCCAGAGAGTCAACCGAATGAAGATCCGCTCCGTTGCCCCCGGCGTTACGCCGGAGGGCTTTGTCCCCGGCTCGGCGCTTGATCGCCGCGCTGGCGGCGACATTGCTGTGCGCTTCGCCCCGGCGAGCTACAACGCTGAGGCGCGCACCATTCGGGCGGTTGCCTCAAGCGGCGCCCGTGTGCGGCGCTGGGGCATCTTCGAGGAACTGTCGATCTCGCCGGAGGCGATCGACCTCGCCAGGGTAGCGCCCGGGCAGGTCAAGCTGCTCGACAGTCACGACCAGGGCTCGATCGACAGGATCCTCGGCACGGTCACCCGCGCCTGGATCGAAGGCGGCAGCCTGATGGTCGAGATCCGCTTCGCGGATACCGAGGCGGGGCGCGCGGCCGAGGCGAGGGCGCAGTCGCCCGACGCTCCCGGCCTTTCGGTCGGCTACCGCGTAACGACCTGGACTCTCACCCAGGTCGAGAACGATTCCGAAATCTGGCGGGCCGACCGCTGGGAGCTCCTCGAGGTCTCCCTCGTCGCCGTGCCCGCTGATCCCGCCGCGCTGTTCCGTGCGGCCCAGACTTCCACCCCTGAAACCTTGGAGACTGACGACATGCGTCGCAATGCACCGGCGGATGCGCCGGCTCCCACGCCGATCACCACGCCTGCCGCGGCTCAGCCGGCCGCCGCTGCTCCAATCGAGACCCGTGCCGCTCCCGCGGCTCCGGTGCAGCCGAGCGCGGCCGATCTTCAGCGCGGCGCGACCGAGCGCGCGACCCAGATTATGGAGATCGGCGAGCGCGCTGGCATGGACGGTGTGGCGGTTCGTGCGGCCGTCGCGAATACTGCCCTGACGGTCGAAGCGTTCCGCGCCCATGCCTTTGACGCCCTCGTGGCCCGTCAGACGCCGACCAGCCATATCCGCATCGAGCGCGACGAGACAGAAACCCGCCGTCTCGGCATGGAGGAGGCGCTTACCCGCGGCATCAACCCAGCGTCCATGCAGGGCGAGTGGTCTGAGGCGGCCGTGCAGTATCGCGGCTTTTCGCTGGTCGAGATGGCCGCTGAGCGTCTCGGTGAGCGTCGCGTGGCTCCGACCTTCGGCGCCCGCGAGGAGGTCCTGCGTCGTGCCATGCACACGACCAGCGACTTCCCGCTCCTGCTCGAGAACTCGGTCAACCGGAACCTCACGGCCAGCTACGTTCTGGCGGTGCCGACCTATCGTGAGATTTCGGTTCGCGAGGACTTCAACGATTTCCGCCCGCACACCGCGGTCACTGTTGGAGATTTCCCACTGCTGCAGCCGATCGCCGAGGCCGGCAACATCAAGTTCGGCACCATCGGCGAGAACAAGGAGCAGGTCGCGATCGTGCCATATGCCGTCGGCCTGGCATTCTCGCGCCAGCTGTTGGTGAACGACAACCTCAATGGCCTCGCCCGGGTCATCGCGAACTACGGCCAATCGGTCGCGCTCTTCGAGGAAAAGACGGCCTATGCCGTCAAGGCGCTGAACTCTGGCGCCGGCCCGAACCTGATCGAGGCTCCGGCTGGCGCGATGTTCGCCGCCGGCCGCGGCAACTTGGCCGGCTCCGGCGGCGCGATCAGTGTCGCGACTGTCGGCGCCGCCCGCGTGGCGATGCGAGGCTACAAGAGCATCGACGGAAACGAACTGCTCTACAACGCGCCGCGCATCCTGCTCATCGGTCCTGCGAAAGAGACCGAGGCGGAGCAGTTCCTCGCGACGATCACTCCCAGCACCAACGCGAATGTCGTGCCGGAATCGATGCGCAGCCTGCGGCCTGTCGTCTCGCAGATGATCACCGGCAATTCTTGGGAGCTCTACACCGAGACCTCGGTGCGGGCGAACTTCCGCTGGGGCTTGCTCAATGGCTACGAGGCGCCCCGCGTGCGCGTCGAAGTGCCCTTCGGTTCGCAGGGCACGCAGATGTCCGTCGAGCACGATTTCGGCTTCGGCGGCATCAACTGGCGCGCCGGCTACCGCAATCCCGGCAACTGATCTCAGCCTGACAGGCCGGATTGGCCAGGGCTTTGACCGATCCCGTCGGAGGCCTCCGGCGGGATTTCCAAAGGCCTGCCTCTCAAACTCGGAGACACAACATGAAGAACTACGTCCAGCCCGGCGACGCGATCGACTTCGTCGCCCCGTCCGGCGGCGTCGTCGGCGGTGCGGGCTTCCTGCTCGGCACGCTCTTTGGCGTCGTCGCCCGCTCTGCCGCCCAGGGCGAAACCACGGTTCTCAACTGCAAGCCCGGGGATGTCTTCAGGCTCCCCAAGGCGGCGACCATCACGCCGGCGCCCGGCGCGATCCTCTATTGGGACGACACCAACAAGAACGTCACCACGACCTCGGCCAGCAATACCAAGATCGGTGTTCAGGCTGCGCTTGCGGCCTCGGGCGCCACAGACGCAACCGTCTTGGTGCGGCTGAACGGCGTCGCCTGACATGGCCTGCTCCGCCTGTGCCGAGCGGCGCTTGCTGCTCGGGCAGGCCGTCTCGGCCGCCTCGCGCGGTGCGTGGCAGGAGGCGGGCCGCCTCACGGCTTCCGCCTCCGCCACGCTGCCGCGGGATGCGCGGACCTTGGGAGGGAAGGTCGCTCAGGCCGCCGCAGCTGTACTCTCGCGAAAAGGCTGAGCCGGCACAATGTCCCTCGATATCAGAACAGAGATCCGCTCACAGGATATCGAGCGGATGCTGCTGCAGGCCGGTGCGCGCGCTCCGGTCGGCATTGCGCGGGCGCTCAACCGGGCCGGCGTTCCGACCGAGAATGCCTATCTGCGCGTGGTCAAGACCACGCTCGGCCTGCGCAACCACCCCTATGCCAAGGCTCCCGTCGGCAATGTGATGAAGCGGCGCACCTCGCGCCGCGCGGCGACAGCGGCGAACCTGGTCTATTCGCTGGCCGGTTTCGGCCGCGGCCTGCCGGCGATCTATTATCAGCCCAAAGAGGCGCCGGCAGGCGCCTCGATTAACTGGCTCGGTGCGCGCCAGCGCATCGACCGTTCCTTCTATCTCTCGGCCAAGTTCCCGCGCCGCAAGCGCGGCGCCATCTCGCATGCCGTCTGGCGCCGCACCGGTCACGGCAAATGGGCGCTCGACCGGCCGCGTGGGCCCGGCATTCCCGAGGCGATGACGCAGGACGCGCCCCGCACGACCTGGGAGAGCCAGGCCGCCGCCCGGCTCGGTCCCGCCCTGGCCAGTGCGCTCGCCGCCGTCCTCAGGGGCTATTGATGTCCGCCTTCGATGAGCTCGACGCGCTGATGCTCGACGTGGCACAGACCGCTTTCGGCGACCTCGCGACGCTCCACCCGATGAAGCAGGGATCGGCCGGGATCAACGCCGCCCTCGTTCCCGACGATAGCCGCCCGACCCAGGCCGATATCTCGGTCATCCAGTCGAAATGGACCGAGCGCGGCCAGATCGGCGGCAACGGCATGCCGACCCCGCCCGGCGCCTTCAAGCTCGCCGTGAGCGGCATGCGCCATGTCGCCACGGTGACGATCGCCGATCTCGACTGGCTGCCGACCAAGGGCGACGAGCTCGAGTATGCGGCCGAGCCCGGCGTGCGCTACCGCATCGCCGAGCCGATGCCCGACGGGCTTTCCGGCCTTCATCTCGCCCTCACCAGGATCTAAGGCATGAGCCTATCGCGCCTCGCGCTCCGCCTCGCCGCGATCGAGACCTTGGCGCCATCAGCCTTGCAATCGGATCCCAATGCGCAATGGCCGACGGCGGCCGAAGGTCGTTTCCTGGACAGCCAGATGACGCCCGAGAGCTTCGCCGAGGGCGTTGCCCAGCGCCGCCTGCCCGTCGTCGCCGTCTACGCAGATGAGGCCAAGCGCGAGCCCTACGGCACCGCGGCCGACAGCCTGGTCGACGGCTCCGATCAGGTGACGCTGGCATTCGAGATCATGGTGCCGGGCGTTTACCGGCAGGATGACCAAAATGCCTATATCGTCCCGGCCGTCGCGCTCGACGCGCTGGCCGAGGCCACCCTCGACATGGTCGAGGAGCAGATCCGCCAGGTGCTTCAGGATGCGCGGATGTCGCGGCCGCTCTGCCTGGTCCTGAGCCATGTCAGCCGGGTCGAGAGCCGCCCTTGGCGCGATGCCGATCTCGACACGCGCCTATCGGCACGGCGTGTCGAGTTCGATTGCCATCTGATCAATGCCGAGCGCAGGCCGCTCGCAGGGCAGACCGGTCTCGACCGTCTGCCCGAGCCGCTGCGCAGCGTTGCGCTGGCCCTGCCGGAGGGCAGCTATGGCCGCGCCGCCTGCAATGTCGTCGCGGCCGCGCTCGGCTCGGCCGCGGCCTTCACCGCGCTGGCAGAGCTGCGCCTCGCCGCCAACCTGAAGCGCGGCGCCGGTGATGCCGCGCCGCCGCCGGTGAACCCCGGCGTGACCCCGCCCGTCGGCGATCTCGCCGGCAGCGTCGTCATCCCGCAAACCTGACCGAGGCAGCCATGTCCCTGATCAAGACCGTCAAGCTGGCGGACCCCGCGGCGCGCGTTCCGTGGCCCGGCGTCCCCGGCCGCCTGATCCCGTCCGAGCTCTTCACCGTGTCGGTCGTCGATCCATTCTGGTCCGGACTGGTTGCGGACAAGACGCTGATCGAGGTCCCCTCCGAGCCGGAGACGCCCTCCGAGTCGGAAAAGCCCGGCAAGCCGAAAGCCTGATCTTCCCCTTCATCACCTGACGAGGAGAGCCGCCCTATGGCGCAGCTGTTCAATTTCATCCCGGGCAGCGGCCTCATCGCGCCGGGCATCTTCTTCGAGCTCAATTCGGCCGGGCAGTACCAGTCGAAGTCGCGGGGCCTCGTGCTCGGCCACAAGTCGAGCGCTGGCTCGCTCGCCGACAACGCGCTGACGCTGTGCTCGACGATCGAGGAGGCCGCGCTGCTCGCCGGCCCCGGCTCGCAGCTCTACGAGACCTTTCGCCTGGCGCGCCAGAATGCGCCGGTGCAGGAGCTCTGGGTTGCGGCCGTTCCGGTCACCGGCACGCCGGGAGCCTGGACCCTGACCCTGAGCGCGATGGCCGCCGCCGGCGGCGATGGTGTCTTCGAGATCTCCGGTCGCAAGATCGCCCTCGCGGTCGGCCCGAGCGAGGCGGTCAACACCACGGCGACCAATCTCGCGGCCGCGATCAACGCCTATGTCGACCCGCTGACGAAGGCCTATCTGCCGGTCACCGCCACGGTCGCCACCAATGTCGTCACGGTCACCGCGCGCCACGCGGGCACGACCATGAACGAGATCGAGCTGACCACGGACCCGAACCTGCCGGGCAACATCTTCGCCGGCAAGATCGCGGTCGCGGCTACGGTTCCGGCCACTGGCACCGCCTCGGTCTCCGCGGCCCTTGCCGCGCTCGGCGACGAGCCCTTCGACTGGATCATCTCGCCCTTCGGCGAGACCACCAATCTCGACGCCGCGCAGGCCGCGCTCTCGGATGTCTCCGGTCGCTGGGCCTGGAATATCCAGCTCTACGGCCATTATTTCACGGTCAATACCGGCAATACCGGCGCCAACACGACCTATGGCCTCGCCCGCAATGATCGCCACATCACGGCGCTCGCCCGGGTTGCTGCCCCGACGCCGTCCTGGGAGATGCTCGCGGCCTATGTCGCGCGGCAGCTGCCCTGGCTCGCGGATGACACCAACGGCAATGCCGCCCGCAACATGTCGGACCTGGTGCTCGAAGGCATCCGCCCGCCGCGCGATCGCTCGCTCTGGCCGAACTATGCCGTGCGCAACACGCTTCTGGGCTCCAGCATGTCGACCTGGAAGGTCAACGGCGCCGGCCAGGTCGCCATCGACAAATGCGTGACGATGCAGCGCACGAACGCGGCCGGCCAGCCCGACAGCGTCTTCCGCAGCATCCAGACCATCGCCATCGCGATGCACTCGCTGCGATACATGCGAGCCGGCCTGTCCTATCGCAACGCCAATAAGGGCTATGCCCAGGCCAACCCGGCGAACCTGCCCTCGATTGCCACGGATGACGACATCAAGGTGGATTGCATCGCGCTCCACCGCGACCTCGTCAATCGCGGCCTGCTCGTCAACAATGCCGAGTTCGCTCGCCGCCTGCGGGTCGGGCCGGATACCTCCAACCCGGCTCGCTGCAATATCGGCATGGATCTCGACGGGGTCGATCCGCTCGACATCATCGCGGCCAACGCTTCCTTCTACGGCCAGTATCCCGCCGCGGCCTGAGACCACGCTCGCCGCGTCCTAGCCCGCCGCCGCTGAGGTGGCGGGCGCCTTCTCTTCATCCCTGCCAGGAGCCCGCGCCATGTCCGATTTCGGCGGCCTGATCAAGTTCCGCCTGCCCACGGGCCAGAACCTCTCGATTCGCGGCTCCGTCACGCACAATCCTTTCAACATGAGCTCCGAGGCGGTCGTGAACCACGACCTGTCGACGGATCGTACTTTCACGCCTCAGGGCTACCGCTTCGCGATGTCGCTGAAGAGCAAGGACAGCTCCGGCAACGCGATCGACTTCGCGGCGCTTTACGCGTTCGACAAGGTCGATTTCACCTTCCTGCACGATACCGAGCGGGTCGACCGGACCTATTCGCGCGCCTCGCTGATCGGCGATCCGCAGATCGACGGCCTGACCGGCGAGCTGTCCGGCATCACCGGCGTCGCCGAGGGCTATCTGGAGACGCGCCGGTGAACCCGGAGCAGCCGGTGCCGCGTCGCGAGGATCTGGCTGACGGCTCGGTGCGGGTCTATTTCGCCGCGCCGATCCCGCACGGCGTGGAGCCGAAGGGTTTCGTTACCTTCCGTCCGCCGACGGCGGGCGAGGTGCTGATGCACGACGATCCCAAGGCCTATGTCTACAACGCCGACGGCCTCGGGACGCCCTACACCGACCGCGCGGCCCTGTGGGGCTGGGGCCAGCGGCTGATCGAGGGGCATGATCTCGATGTCATCGGCCGCGAGCGCGACCCTGCGCTCGGCATGCTGATCGCGGATGTCATCCTCGATTTTTTTCTGAACGCGCGGAAGCGGTTGAAGCCCGCATCCGCGCCCTCGCAGACCGATTCGGCCCTCGCGACGTCGAAGCAATGAGCCTGCCGCGCCTGAAGCGCTGGGCCGATCTCTACAGGTAGGACCATGGTCACCGCTGTCCGCGCCGAAGCGATCATCACCGCGCAGAACAAGCTGCGGCCTGGTCTCGCCTCCGCCGCGGCGGAACTGTCGCGCTTCCGCCAGATGCAGAGCAAGGCGACCGCGGCCTTCGGCGCAACCGCGGTCAAGGCGCAGGCCGTTGCGGCGCGGGCCTCGACGCTGGCGATCGGCGCACAATCCCGCCTCGCTGCGATCGGCCGCAATCAGCTGGTGACGCTCGGCGGCCCGGCCGCGCTGGCTGCGTCGTACAAGCAGTTCGCCGATGTCGACCGGCAGATCAGCCGCGTGGGCATCACCGCCAATGCCAGCGCCGATGAGCTCTCCGGCGTGCGCGGGCAGATCGAGGGCATCGCCTACGAGACCGCCCAATCGTCCGGAAAGGTGACCGGCGGCCTCGATGTCCTGGTCGCGCAGGGCCGCACGCTCAAGGAAAGCCTCGAATTCCTCCCCTCAGTTGCGCGCACAGCGGCCGCGGCGGGTGCCGAGGTCGAGGACATCGCCAAGTCCGCCGATGCCGTGTCGAGCAATTTCAAGATCGCCGGCAAGGATATGCAGGCGGCTTTCGATGTCATGGCCGAGGGCGGCAAGGCCGGTCAGTTCGAGCTGAAGGACATGGCTCGCTACCTGCCGAGCCTGGCCCCGGCATCGTCAGCGGTCGGCTTCACCGGTCAGCGCGGCCTCACCGATCTCGTCGCCATGCTGCAGGTGATGCGCAAGGGCACGGGCTCGGCCGAGGAGGCTGTCGCCTCGATGTCCAACATCTTCCAGAAGATGGAGAGCGAGGAGACGACGAAGCGCTTCAGCAAGTTCGGGGTCGACCTCGCCGCCGGCATGGCCAAGGGCCGCAAGGAAGGCCGCAACCTCATCGAGGTTTTCGAAGAGCTCGCCAACCAGGCCCTGAAGGGCGATCTGTCCAAACTGCCGCAGCTATTCTCCGATGCCGAGTTCGCCCGCGGCGTGCGAGCTCTGCTGACCTATCGCGGCGAATGGCAGAAGCTGTCCAACACAATCGGCGAGACGGCTACAGGCTCGGTCGCGCGCGATCTCACCAAGGTCACGAAGGACGCCCGCGCCCAGATCGACCGGATGTTCGGCGCACTGGAAAACCGGGCGGTGCAGCTCGGCGGGTTCCTCGCCAAGCATATCGTCCTGCCGCTGGACGAAGGGCTGAAGCGGATCGAGGCCGGCGAGAACAAGGCGGTCAATATCGCCTCGGAGGGCTTGAAATACGCCAGCGCCAACCTGATCGCCAATCAGGAGCTCGATGGCGCGAAGCCGGGTGCCTATTCCGACGAGACGCGCAAGCTGGTCGATGCTCGCAAGGAATTCCTGCTGCGGCAGCGGATCGATGCAGAGCGGGAATCTCTCGGCGGCCGGATTTCAGGATTGCAAGGCGAGCGCGCCAAGGCCGTTCGCGATGGCGAAGCGCAGCTGGCCGGCAAGGTTCTGCCCGCCGGCGTCCGCAAGACGATCGAGGCGAAGACCAAGCTCAGGACGGACGAGATCGACGGCCAGATCGCTCAGGCCCGAACCCGGCTTGGCGATATCAATCGCCTTGTCGGCGAGGTCGACGAGCTGAACCTGAAGCTGGCCGAGGCGCAGGGGCAGGGCGCGCGCGTCACAAAGCCCCGGATGTCGCAGCCGAACCAGGGTCCGGGCTTCGCTTATGTCGGCCCAGGCGCGACGAGCTTCGTCCCGACGCTCGGCGGCGGAGGCGCGGCGCCATCGGTCGCCTATGGCGGCGTTCCGATCTCGCAGGTCGAGCCACCGATCCGACCAGCCGAGCTCTCAGCCAAGCCATCGAGCTCCGCCGAGATCGCCTCGGCGCTCGGCGAGGCCAAGACGAAGGCCGACGAAGTGCGATCGAGCGTGGAAGGGATCGGCGGCGCCGGTCAGTCGGCGGGCGCCACCATGGCGAGCGGCTTTTCCGCAGGTCTTTCGCAGATGGAGTCTGATCTCGCTGCTACGGTCACGCGGATGCAGCAGCGCCTTAACACATTGCGCGCCCCGACCCTGTCGATCGGCGGCGGCGCCGGCGGCTTCGACACCGGAAAGCAGGGACCGAACTGATGACCGACTGGGCGAGCCGGCTGCAGAATGCCTCGTTCAACGGGCTCGGATTCTATGTCGAAACAGACGATCCCGAGGCCGGGCAGCGCGTCTCCACCGCCGGCATCCCGAACGGTCGACATGTCAATGAAGGCTTCGGGCCGCAGGCGCGCAAGTTCGAGGTCGAGGCCTATTTCACCGGGCTCGATTGCTATGCGGGCGCTTCCGCGCTGCTCGACATGGCCGAGAACAAACATCGCGGCATCCTGGTGCTGCCGGCCTGGGGCTCGGCCTTCGTCCGGCTGATCAAGGCGCGCGGGCATTTCGACAAGAAAAAACTCGGCCTCGCTACCGTTTCGCTCGAGGCTGTGGCGGAGCCGGACAATGCCGGAATCTCGCTCTCAGCCAACGCGCTGGAAAACCAGGTCTATGCCCTGGCGAGCCTCGCCGCCGCCGCCTTCGGCCTGTTTTGCTCTGCCTCATTCCGGCTGGCCGGCCAACCCTCGACCGTGGTCGAGCAGGCGGTGACGGCGGCGGCCGGCTCGCTCGGCGATCTGGTCGCGCTGCGCCAGGAGGCGCGGCTCTCGCCGGAGAGGCTGGCGCAGACCGGGCCCGCCTTCGACCAGGCGCTTGCCGCGCTGGCCGGTTTCGCCACTGCGCCGGACGAATTCGGCATGGCGCTGGCCGGCGCCGCGATTGCCCTTGGCGATGCCGCCGATCCGGCGAACCTGGCGCAGTCGATCGTCGGCTTCGGCCGCCCGGCCGATCCGCCGTCGCCCCAGGTTTCGCAAGGTACCGCGCTCGTCATTGCCGAGAATGCGGCGCAGGCCGTGGCGCTGACGGCCGCGAGCCGGGCGTTGACGCTCGGGGAGGCGATGGCGCGCCGGACCTATGTCGACCGCAGCGAGGCTGTCGAGGCTCCCACGGTCTCAACGGCTGTCTTCGACGATGCGCTCGCCCGCGTCGGCCGCGGCGGGCTCGATCTGGCCCGTGAACTTGCCGCCATGAAGGGCGTACTGGCCGAGCTGGTGACCAGGCGCGAGGCCGACCTCGCGCCGCTCATCACCGTATCTGTGCCTGCCCGGATGCCTTCGCTGTGGTGGGCGCATCGGCTCTATGCCGATCCGCACCGCGCCACCGAGCTGGCGAAGCGGGCAGGGGCCTTCAACCCGGCCAGCATGCCGGAGCGGTTCGAGACATTAGCATCGTGAACCAACCTGCGTTCCGCACAGCGGTAGAGCTCTAATCAGTCAAAGCGGACAGTCGCGTCGTGAAGGGTCGTTAGTTCATAGATCGCACGGTCTTGCTGGACGGACAAAGTAATCGATCCCGTGCAGCCAAGTTTATTTTCAGCCTCATCGCTATAGCAATTCCGCATAAGCGAAAGGTACTGAAGCTTGTCAAAGATATTCCGATCGAGATAGATTTTCAGTGACGGGGACTTGGCATCGCGCATCCAAACGCCCTCGCTTCGAGCGTTGAAAAACGCGATGTCGTCAATCGTAATAGTCTGCCCCCGAAACCTGTCGGCTTGCGTAACCAAGTGGATCACGGACGGCTTTTCGACGTCATGCCCCCACGTGGCGGCGCCAACCACCAGAATACCCCCGGCAAATATCCAATCACGCATCAGCGCTTTCCCGATATGGCGGGACACTGCCGTCCGGGATCACGGGCGTCAAGCGCGGCGGGTGGTGGCGGGCCCGCGAACGCGCTTCGCGGTGATGATGCGGTTCGGCGAGATGGCCAGTTCCAAATCAGCCAACTCACTGACTTAGTTCGAGCAGGACGGTATGCCCTTCGAAATCGTGACGATCAGCGCCGCCGGGCTGGAGCTCAGCCCGGTGACGATCGGGATCACCATGGCCATGGACGAGGCGGCGCGCAGCTTCGAGGCCAAGGTCAAGCAGCCCGGCATGAGCCAGGCTCAGCTGCTGGTTGCGCTGCGCAATTCGCCGCCTTGCACCATTCGCACGGCGGCGAGCGACGGCGTTGCTTGGGGAGTGACCGCCGGCGGCAACCTGGTGCTGACCGGCCATGTCGAGAAGCGCTCGCCCCGTCTTGGCGAAGCCGAAGCCGAACTGGCGATTTCCGGCCGGTCGAAGACCGGCGATGTGGTCGATAGCGCCGCCGATCACGAGAGCGGCGAGTTCCGCGACAAGAAGGCCCCGGAGGTCCTAGGCGCGCTCGCGGGCAAGCAGAATGTCAAGGTCGAGAGCGAACTCGACCATCCCCCCCGCGAGCTATTTCGGCTGCGGCCGGGCGAGACCATCTTCACCGCGGCCGAACGCTGGTCGCGGGCCGAGGGCTTCGCCATCGGCGATACGCCTGAGGGTAATCTCGCCCTGCGCAAGGCGGGCTCGAAGCGCCATGCCGGCAGCCTGACCGAGGGCCGCAATGTGCGCGACGCTTCGGCCGTGCACGATGACAGCAAGCGCTTCGGCAAGGTCAAGGTCCGGGCCCAGGCTCCGGACGGGTACGCGCCCGACGATCTGCAGGTCGAGGACGAAGCTGGCGATACCCAGGCCGGACGCCAGCGGCTCAAGGTGATCGTGCCGCCCGAGCAGATCCGCAAGAAGGACGCGCGCAAGCGGGCGCAATGGCATCGCGACCGCGCTGCGGGTGAGGGCACGACCTGCGAGGTCACCGTGACCGGCTGGCGCGACGAGGGCGGAACGCTCTGGCAGCCCGGCTGGCTGATCTTCGCCGAACTCCCCTCGCTCGACGTGATCCAGGACATGCTGATCAAGACCATCAAGCTCGATCAGCAGGGCGACGGCGAGAAAGGCTATACGCGCGCGACGCTGGGCCTGGTCGATCCGCGCGCCTTCGGCGGCAAGCAGCCGAAGGGCGCGAAATCCTCCGTGCTCGATCTCGGCAAGATCGGGGGCGACGATGCCTAGCGAATTCTGGGCGGCGTCCGAGCTCTCGCGCGGCAAGCTGAGCAAGGTCGACGATAGCGGCGACGGCCAGTTCGTCGACTTCGCCGGCTATCGCGGCGAGAGCTTCACGAAGGTGTTGCGGCCGCAGCCGCATGGCTTCTCGTCTCATCCGCCGGCCGATGCCGTCGGCATCTTCATGCGCCACGGCTCGTCCGACCGACTCTCGGCGATCGGCTTCGAGACGCCGTCCCGGCCGCGCTCGATCCCGGCCGGGACTGCCGTCCTGTACGATGCCGCGGGCAACCTGATCTTCGCCAAGGGCGGCGAGGGTGTGAGGCTGACCGCCGCGCAGGGCGGCGTCACCGTCACCGCCAGCGCCGGCAATGTCCTGGTCGAATCGACCTCCGGAACCATCACGCTGAAACGCGGCGGCATGGTCGTGATCGTCTCCGATACCCGCATCGATCTCGGCGGGCCCGGCGGCCAGCGCGTCGCCACCGAGGCAGGCTTTTCCAACAAGGTCTTCGCGATCCTATGACTTATCCCGTCACGATCTCTGCGCGGCAGGCGGCAACGCCGGCGTTGTTCTGGTCGACCTTCTGGGACGAGGCCGAGCAGCTCGGCGACTGGCGCGTGGCGCCCGCCGGCGATCCGGTCAACCCGGGCGGGCTCGATGCCAGCGAGCAGCTCGCCTCGGCCGTGATCATCTCGCTCTTCACCGACAGGCGTGCACCGGAGGGCTGGCGCCCTGATATCGCTGACCGGCGCGGCTGGTGGGGCGACAAGGTCGCCGCCGAGGGTGAGGCGGCGGAGGAGATCGGCTCGCTGCTGTGGACCCTCCGCAACGAGGTCGCGACCGAGCAGAATGCCGAGCTTGCGCGGATCTACGCGATCGAGGCCCTGGCCTGGATGCTTCGGGACAGGGTCGCGGCGGAGGTCACCATCACCTCTGGGCTGATCGATGATCCGCGGCGCGGCATCTGGCTCGACGTGAAGATCTCAGACCGCTCCGGCGCGCTCGCCTATGACCGCCGCTTCGCCCGCCTCTGGCAAGAGATACGCTGATGCCCTGGCAAACCAAGACGCTCGACCAGCATGTCACCGACGCGCAGAGGGCCTTCAACGCCAACCTGCCCGGCGCCGATGCGGCGCTTGCTCGCAACAACCTCAAGCCCATGGCCATGGTGCTGGGCGGCGGCTTCGACGAACTCACACGCTTCGCCGCCTGGGCTGCCGATCAGCGTTTCGTTCTGACCTGCGATGCCGACCAGCTCGACCGCCACGGCGCCGAGATGAAGCCGCCGGTACCGCGCAAGGAGCCGGCCCAGGCGCGCGGTCCGGTGACGGTCACCGCGGCCGGCGCGATCTCGCTTGCCACCGGCTCTGTGCTTGCTCGCTCGGACGGTGTGCAGTTCACGGTCGACGCCGGCATCGTGCTGGCCGGCGCCGGAACGGCGACCGTCCAGGTCACCGCCGTGCTCGCTGGCGCCGATGGCAGCTCGGATGCCGCGGTCGTGCTGGCGCCCGTCTCCGGCCTCACCGGCACGGCGGTCTTCGCAGTCTCCGCCGATGGGCTTGGCGGCGGCGCCGATCGCGAGAGCCACGGGGCCTACAAGGCGCGCTTGCTCTTCGCCAAGGCCTTCCCCGAGCATGCCGGCGCGCCGGCCGACTGGCTGCGATATACGCTCGCCATCCCCGGTGTGACGCGGGCCTTCATCGAGCCGCTCGGCCATGGCCGCGGCACGGTGGTGGTCTATCCCTTCTTCGACCTGACCCGGCCGAATGGCATTCCGCTCGAGAGCGACCGGGCGCAGGTGCTCAGCGCGCTGCTCGTGGCGGGCCCGGGCGCGGGGCAGCCGGTGGTCAGGATCGCCGAGGCCGTGCCGGTCGATGTCGCCTATAGCGACCTGTCGCCATCGACACCGGAAGTTCGCCAGGCGGTGGCGGCAGAGGTGGCCAACACCTTCTTCATCAACTCGCGCGTCGCCGGCAATGCCGAACCGCATCCCTCCATGCCGTTCCTGGCGACGCCGGCCAGCTTCTCGCGCTCCTGGCTCTGGCAGGCGGCGGCCAATGCCTCCGGCGAGCAGCGCCATGTCCTGGTGACGCCGGCGAGCGATCCCGTCTTGACCAGCGGGCAGACGGCCGTGCTCGGCACTCTCAGCTTCCAAGGATAGATGATGGCGACTGCCGATCTCTGCCGCAGCGACGAGGAGGTCGCACGCGGGCTCGCGGCTCTCAGGCCGCGCGGCGATGCCTGGCGTAATGGCGGCCATGACGGGCTCGACGGCTCCGGCATGGGCAATACCTTCGCCGCGCTCGGCGCCGCCTTCGGCCCCGTCGAGCGACGTTTCTGCGCGCTGATCGACGAGTTCTTCTGCTCGAGCGCGGTCGAGACACTCGATCTCTGGGCGCTCGAATATGGCGTACCGGACGGTTGCGACCCGTTCGCCGACATCTGCGAGAAGGTCAACGCCGTCGGCGACAGCATCCCCGATTATGCGGAGGCGGCGGCGCAGCGGCGCGGCTGGTCGATTGGCATCGCCCAGGATTTCACGACGCTGGTCGAGGATTGCTGCATGGGCATGGGCCTGATGGGCACCATGATCATGGGCGCCGAGCAGGGGGTGACCTGGCGCATCACCATCGATCTCGCCGCATCGCCGGCCTATTCGGCGCCGCTCGATGTCGAGCCGCTGATGGGCCTGATGCTGCTCTCGGACGGGTTCGACTGCCCGCCCGATATCGAAGGGCTGCGCTGCCTGATCCGCCGCATCGCCCCGGCGCATGCCGATCTGATCTTCGAAACCATCAACTGAGGCTTATCGCATGGTCAATCTTTGGGGTCCCGGCGCGTTCGGCGCGCTGCGGAGCGTGCTGACGCGTCCGTCGTTCACGCCGGACAATGCTCCAGGCGATCAGGACGACTGGTCGAAGGATTGCAGTTCTCCGTCAGATCGGGATGGCACCGAGTGGCGGGCGGCCCTGCTCAACGCTCTGATCGCGCAGCTGCGCGGCGTCGTGCGCGGGGCCGGCACGCCGGACAGCAACCTCGATGATCAATTGCTGCTCCGCTCGGTGCGGAAACTCAGCGGCGCCTATATCATCGCCGGCGGCACCGCGAACGCGATCACCGCCAGCTACAACCCGGCGTTCCCGAGCCTCGCCAGCTTGGTTGGCGTGCCGCTCCGGATATTCGCGAGCGCCACGCCGACGGGGAATGTCACCCTGAACGTCGATGGTCTGGGTCCGGTCCCGGTCCGCGGCTGGGCAAACGGTGAAGTCGGCTACGGCGATATTCTGATCAGCCAGGTCTTCCACGTCGTTTATACCGGCGCGGCCTTCCAGCTCATCACGAACCCGTTGCTGAGCACGGGCTACTACAGTGCAGGCGGTACGGCGAATGCCATCACCATTACGCCGGCTCCGGCATTTCAGACTGCAGCTCAGTACGTTGGTATCCCATTTCGGGTTGTTGCCGCGTTCACCAACACAGGACCTGTGACGTTCGCGGTCAATGGCGGCGCCCCGGTTGCTATCCAGAGGCGCAACGGGGCACCGCTCACGGCGGGCGATATTGTCGTCGGGCAGATCTTCCAGGTCACCTTTAACGGCACGGTCTTTCAGCTCGTCACGCAGCTGGAGACGTTCTTCGTCACACAAGCCTTCGCGGGTGCTGGCGGCCAGGCGGGTTTCTCAGGCTCGCTTGTCGTTCCGACCGGTGTCACTCGGATGTTCATTCGAGCATGGGGCGCTGGCGGCGGCGGTGGCGGGTCAGTCTTCAACGCGTCGGGTGGCGGCGGTGGCGGCGGCGGCTATGCCGAGAACTGGTTCCCGGTCCTGCCGGGTGCAACCCTTACCATCCAGGCTGGAACGGGAGGGGCGGCGGGCGGTGTGGGACTTGCGGGCGGGAACGGCACCGGGTCGTTCGTTTCGGCCGTCGCTGGACCGGTCACGGGCGTATTCCTGTCGGCGGGCGGCGGTGGTGGTGGTGGTGGCGCGGCATCTGCCACAACGGTCGGGGCCTTCGGCACCGGCGGAACGACGTCCGGCGGGTCATTTCAGCCCGCTGGCGGCGCAGGCCAAGCCGGCCAAGTGATTGGCTCGATCTATTACGGCGGCTTTGGCGGCGCGTCGCCCTTAGCGGGAGGCGGCGGTTACCCTTCAGCACAGGGGGCAATCTTCGGCTCTGGCGGTGGCGGCGGTACGAGCAACACTGCCGCGCCCGGCACCGGCGCCGGCGGCCTCGTTACAATCTCCTGGTGAGGACTGACCATGTTCGCGATGATTGATGAGAGCGGCCGCGTTTGCGAACTCTTTCAAGACAGCCCTGGGGCATGGCCCCCGCCCCAGCGGCTCGTTGACGTTTCAGGCGTCGAGGGCATCGCCGAGAACTGGACGATGGACGATGTGGGGACTTTCCACCCCCCTCCAGCTCCTCTCCCCGTCGACCTGCTCGCCTATGCGGCTGACAAGCGCTGGCGGATAGAGGTCGGTGGAATCACCGTCTCGGGCGTACCGGTTGAGACGGACGATCGCAGCAAGATAATGATCATGGGTGCACGCGTCGCCGCGGAGGCCGACCCGGAGTGGTCGACCATTTGGCACGGGGCCGATGGCGGCACTTACCCGATCGACGCCGCGGCTATGATTGGGATTAGCGATGCCGTAGAGTCCCACGTCAATCGGGGCTTCGGCACATTCGCTAAGGTGAAGACCCAAATCGAATCTGGCGAGATCAAGACTGCCGCCGAGGTCGACGCCGCCTTCAACTGACGGCGTCGCGCCTGCCGCCCCGAACCAGATATCCGATCGCTCCGGCGGTCTGATTTACACGGGGCTCGACACAACGCTCTGTTAGAGTCCACGCCCGCTGCTCGCTCGCCAGAACACGTGTCCGGACCTCGGTCTTCGTCGCGCTGATCTTTTTAGCGGTGACTTCCATCGGGCGAATGGTGAGGCCGGCAAACGGGCCTAGCGTCTCATACACGACCATAACGACGCCGTCGCTGCGCCGTTCGGTGTGGACTTCAAGCGGCCAGACCCGGTTCATCTGTTGGAACACGCAGGCACCGAAGCTCGAAAGGTCCGCGTCGACGATGCGGACGTACTGATCGGGGCTCTTTGGATTATCCGGAGAGCACGCGCCTAAGCATAGAGCTGTAAAGCCGCCCAAAAAAAGCCGTGCCACCGTTCCCGTCAACTGCGCCTCCTTTTTCTGGGGGATGTAGGAAACGTAGGCGAAGGTCTTTTTGTTCACAATCTTCAGCCGCTGCGAGGCGGCTTTTTCCATACCCGGAGTACATCATGAATATCGCCGCGCTCGTCGCGCTGGCGCTGCTGTCGCTCGTCTCGGGCGCGGCGGCGCATAGCTGGTATCCGTATGATTGCTGCTCGGACCGCGACTGCTGGCCGATGGGCGTTGATGCCGATGCCCGCGAGCCCGATCCGCGCATCGTGCCCGGCGGCTATCTCACCCATGACGGGATCTTCGTCGCCGAGCGCGACACGCGGCCGAGCCGCGACGGGCGCTTCCATGTCTGCCGGCGCGGCGGCGCGGCGGCCGGCAGCGTGATCTCGACCTCGCAGGGCGTCTGCCTGTTCGTGCCGCGCCCGACCTTCTGATGTTCCCAACCTCGGAGACCACCATGAAACGCCTGGTCCTGGCGGCGCTCGCGCTCGCCTGGCTGACGGCCTGCGCGCCCCTGCGTCACGACGACGGCGCGGGCGACCTGTTCAAGGTCCTCATCTGCAAGCGCGACGGCAGGTGCTGATGCGCCTCATCTGGAATTGGAAGGCCGTGCTCCGCCATGCCTGGAGCATCCGCCTGCTGCTCGTCGCCGGCGTCCTGAGCGGCGCCGAGGTCGCGCTGCCGCTGCTCAACGGCGTGCTCGACATCCCCAAGGGCGCTTTCGCCGCGCTCTCCTTCCTCGCCACCGCCGGCGCCTTCGTCTCGCGCCTCGTGGCTCAGCAATCCGTCTCCGGAGGTGAGGCATGAGCCGCATGAGGAAAAGCGCCGCGGTCGCGGCGCTGGCCGCGTCCGTCGTCGGCGGTTTCGAGGGGATCAGGCTCGCCGCCTATGCCGACCCTGCGAGCAAGGGCTATCCTTGGACCGTCTGCTATGGCGAGACCCGCCTCGAGGATGGCTCGCCGGTCCGCCCGGGCATGAAATTCACGCTCGACCAGTGCAAGCAGATGCTGGTCAAGCGGGCCGACGAATTCGCCGACGGCGTCGAGCGCTGCGTGCCGTCGGCGAAGGACATGCCGCCGAAGCGCTACGTCGCGCATCTCAGCCTCGCCTACAACATCGGTACCGGCGCCTATTGCAAATCGTCGGTGGCGCGGCTGCAGAACGCCGGCCAGCCGCGGGCGAGCTGCGACGCCTTCCTGAAATGGAACAAGGCGGCCGGCGTCGTCTTCCCGGGACTCACGCGCCGGCGCCAGCAGGAACGCGCCATGTGCCTGGAGGGGCTGTGATGTTCGGCCTCGACAAGACCTTGCTCCGCGCCGGTCTCGTCATCGCCGGGCTGATCGCCGCCGGGCTCGCCTTCTGGGCCGGCATGGCGGCGATCGACCGGATGGAGAGCCGCGCCGCGGCAGCGGCCACCGCCGAGCGCGACGCGCACTGGCGCGCCGAGATCTCGGCCAGCAATGCCGCGGCCGAGCGCGAGCGCGCCGACCAGGTCCAGCGCGCGGCGGAGGCCGAGAGCCGCGCCCGCAGCGAAATCACCCGCCTCACCGACAGCCTTGCCGACCTGGAGCGCCGCAATGCGAGTTTGCCGAATGCTGATGCTTGCGGTCTCGACCGTAACCGTGTCCGCCTGCTCGACGCCCGATAAGCCGATCGTGCGGACCGAGTTCATCCGCCCCGCCATCCCGGCCGAGGCGCGCCAGCGCTGCGCCGATCCGGTCTCGCTGCCCGACCGCGCCCTGAAGGCGCAGGAGGTGACGAGCCTCTGGTCGCGCGATCGCGCTGGCCTGCGGATCTGCGAGCAGCGGCGCGCGTCCGCGGTCGCTGCTGTCGATCGAGAGGCGCCATGATGTTCGGGCAGGAAATCTCACTGCCGGTCGTGATCTCGGTCGTGACGGCGATCTGTGCCGTCGCCGCCAGCTGGGGCGTGGTGCGCTTCCAGGCCGCGCAGCACGACAAGCGCATCGCCCGATTGGACGAGCGCTGCGAGGCGCTCGGCCGCGAGCTCTCGACCTTCAAGGAAGCGGCGGCGACGCGCTTCGTCACGGTTGAGATGATGTCGAAGCTCGAGGAGCGCGTCGTCGGCGCGATCGACCGCCTCGCCGACCGGCTCGACCGCATCATCGAATCTCGCAGCAACAGCCGCAGGACGGGTTGAGCATGGCAGAACATGGCATCCCTTGGCCCGACGGTACGCGCGAGGAGATCCTGCGGCGCGCCTTCAAGCTGCATCAGACCGGCAGAGAAATCGCGCGCGATTTGAAGCTGCGCGAGGTAAGCGTTCAGAAGGTCATCCGCCTGCGGAAGAAGGAGGCCCAGAGCGGCGAACTCGGCTATGCGCCGGTGCTGCCGGGCTATCATGTCAGCAAGACGACCGAGGAGACCGACGCCGCGGGCAATGTCGAGCGGCGTTGGATCGAGCAGAAGCCGGCCCCCGGCGATACGTTCGAAGTTCCGGCTGGGCATGTCGTCAAGGGCGTCTCGGCGCTCACCGATCCTGATGGCAACGTCAAGCAGCAATGGGTGAAGACCCGCGAGGCGCCGCCGGATCCGCTCGCCGTTGCCGAGGGGCTGAAGCGAGCGTTCAAGGGTTGGCGCCCCTCCGCTCGGCCGATCCCGGCGCCGGTCGAGACGATCGAGGATCTGCTGACGCTCTATCCGCTCGCCGACTGGCATATCGGCATGTTCGCCTGGGGCCGGGAGACCTCGGTCAATTGGGACCTGAGGATCGCCGAGCGCGTGCTCGGCGCCGCCGCCGCCGACCTGGTGGAGCAGGCGCCGCGCTCGCGCCACGCCATCCTGCTGGGCGGCGGTGACCTGATCCATTCCGACAACCAGTCGAATCGTACGGCGCGCTCCGGCCATCAGCTCGATGTCGACGGGCGCTACCCCAAGGTGGTGATGGTGGCCGCGCGGCTGCTCGTCGCCATGGCCGATGCGATGCTGGCACGGCACGAGCTCGTCACCATTCGCATCCTCAAGGGCAATCACGACGAGCACGCCTCGGTCGCTGTCGCCTATTTCCTGTTGGCGTGGTTCCGCAACGAGCCGCGGGTGACCGTCGATGTCGACCCGTCGCTGTTCTTCCTGCACCGCTTCGGCAAGGTCATGCTCGCCGGCACGCATGGCCATGAGACGCGACCGCATCAGATGCCGGAGCTGATGGCGCAGCGCTGGCCGTCGATCTGGGGCGAGACGCTCTTCCGCTACGGGCACACCTTCCACCTGCATCATAAGCGGCTGCTTGGAGGGGAGGGCGGCGGCGTCACCGTCGAGACGCATCAGGCGCCGATCCCTCCCGATGCCTGGCATTGGGGCGCGGGTTTCCTCTCAGGCCGCTCGATGCAGGCCATTACCTATCACAAGGACTATGGCGAGTTCGGCCGCAACCGGATCGCCATTCTCGATGGAGGCGCCGCGTGAGCGAGAAACCAACCAACCCGAAGGATGCGCTGGCGACGTCGCGTCTGCCGATGCACTTGGTGCCGGATACGATCGAGGCCTATGCGGCGCTCTCCTTCGCAGAAGGAGCGGCCAAATACGGCGCCTTCAACTGGCGCGTCGCTGGCGTGCGGGCATCAGTTTATCGCGGCGCGCTGCGCCGACATCTGGCCAAGTGGTGGAATGGCGAGGATGCCGATCCCAAGACCGGCGTGCCGCATCTCGCCTCGGTCATCGCCTGCGCCGGCATCCTGCTCGACGCGAAGCTATGCGGAAAGCTGACCGATGATCGCCCGCCGGCGGCGCCGGTCGGCGAGCTCGTCGACGAGCTGGAGGCTGAGGTGAAGCGGATCCTCGACATGTTCGCCGAGCGTCAGCCGAGGCATTGGACAATTTCTGACGTGCGGGCCGCGCACGGAATGGATTAGCAGACAACGAATTATCTGCGATCTCATGCGATAGCCAGCATGATTTTGTCCGCTTCATCTTCCAGTGATTGTAACTTTGCGCTCCATAGTCCAGCTTGTTGAAGCCATAATTTCGAGGACTGAAACTCGGTAGAAGTAAGGACGATTGTCGCGGATGTCGCGCTATAAGCATTATATCGTTGGCATTCCCCAAGGATCGATTCCATTTTGTTTAGTATGCGGTTGCGTCTTGTGGCGTGTAATGGAAATTGAGCCGTATTTATCATCTCTGTGAGATCGTCTAACATTTTATAGAATATCTCTCCGATTTTGAATCTCTTGGTGACTGCTCGCAAATAGTCGTTAAGATCGACTACATCGATGGTCATTTTTCCTTTTTCGGTGCGAGGACGCATCCTATAGTTGGATATGAAAATGTGATCGCGAGGGTCATCCACCGAAGGATCAATTATCTCACCTTCCGTCGTAACGTCATGCTCGTGCTTTCTTCCATTGCATCGTTTGCATGATGGAAGTAGATTGCTCCATTTTAGCACGTCATTCCGATGGTTTTTCTTGCAACGAAAGTGCTCAACTTCCATGTATTTCGATTCTTCGTTCGTATTGGTTTCGCAATAGCAGCACTTTCCATGCGACATGGCATTTAAAGACTGCTTTAAATTTTCCATGTTCCACACAGATTCGCCTGTGCGTATAAAATGCTCCGTGAGTTGCTTTACTTCATCGGGATCAAGCGGGTCGGCAGCGCGATCGAGCTTAATCATTTTTCTCGACCAAGAACGGAGAGGCCTGCATTTTGAAGAGTTTATGCATCTCGTTACTGGGGTGGAGCATGGACTGAAGCAATCCAAGAGTTTCGTGAACTCTTTCACCATCCTCAGCGTCGAGCGCAGTATAAAAATCGGCGACTGCGCGCTTGTATGAATCTGAGACGGCGTCATCTAATCCCATCACGTCAGTAAGGATTTCTTCGATAGTCCAGCCCTTATATGCTTGTGAAGATTCCGTGAGTGTCGCTCTCAGCGTATTTCCTTCGCCGTCAAGGCGCAAAGCTATGACTTCTCCTGGCCCGGCATTCTGAACGACGTGTGGACTATGCGTTGTCACGATGAACTGAGCGTTCGGAAACGATGACCGAAGTATCTGAATTATTTTGGTCTGCCAGCTTGGGTGAAGGTGGAGGTCAACCTCGTCGATCAATATAACGCCAGAGAATTTATCGGCCGTATCTTGAAAGCCTCTGACTTCAATTTCGTTGATGATGCCGATCAGGAGAGCGAGTGAGCTACGGAATCCCGATGAAAGAAACTCGAACGGTATCTTCCCGTCTTTGGTATTAACGAGAAGATCAAACGTTGATGCGTCGATATTTGAGAATTTCACCGACGGATCGACGACTGAAAAGAATGAACTCGCGACGTCAAGATTTCTGATCTTGTAGGGAGGTAGCGCTTCTACTATCGAACGGAACATATTTCGGTTGATTAGCCAGCGCTTGATATCGTCTGATGCAATTCCTTCTAGTGACTGGGATAAAAAGCGATGATCCTCTGTAGGAGGATCCCGGGTTACCGCTTGAGCTGTAGAGTACGGAATATCGCGTCGAGACGGAAAGAAAAGTATTCGATTAGCGAGTCCATGCAGATTTGACAAAAAATGGGCTGGAATAGGCGGGGGGTTCTCTGCTTGTATGCTAGTGCTCCGCAATGCGTCATTATCGTATACCGATATCTGCCAGCTTCCAGAGGATTCGGAGAGAGCGCGGCGCGCGATATAAGATGATTGCGATCCTCTAGCAAAGGATGCAGAAATCAATTGGAGTATCGTTGTTTTTCCAATGCCATTAGTTCCGCAAATTATATTTACTTTATCGTTGAAGCTTAAGTCAAAATTTTCAAACCTCCCAACATTTGCGATTGATATGCTGCTTATTCGCAGTTTAGAACTTGGATCAATCATTCGTGCTGACCTTGCGCAGGATGGGAGCTGGCCTGGCTGCAACCTATGATCCGTAGTCGGACTCAATCAAGAGTGATGACGGCACCTCTGCCAAAATCTTCGCGCCTGCTCGGAGACGACGAGATTGCCCACGGCTCGCCTCCACGGAACGATGCATTCCCATCGCTGTTAGGCATGGTTTCTTCCTCCGCTGATTGGAGTGAACCGCCGACGACTCAACGGGTTCCGCGCCACTGCACCTCGCGACCGCGATGTTCCGATCGCCGGCGCTCGTAGTGCTCTTCGGAATATTGCCTGCGGTAGCTAGGCCACTCTTCCCGGATCCTGGCCATCGCCTCTTCGCGAGTGCGCTCATGGCCGCGAAACCTGCCGGGCTGCGGCAGGCCAAAGACGCTGATGCCCCAGAACCAGCCGGGTCGGTCCGGTCCTGTGTGACCGCGATGGTCGGCGATCACACCGATATTCTCGCCCTCCTGGTCGATGACGTGCCAGAACTCATCGCTATCGGGATAGGTCCGGCGCAGGCGGAGCGCTTCCGGTCTGGTCATGGGCGCCGCTTTTCCGCTCGGCAT